AATTGGTCTTTTTATGGTTGTTAAAGATTTAGAGAAACAGATTCAAGCAATAAGAAAAAAATATTACGGAGAATAAATAAACTCATGAAGTCCAAAGACCAACAATTGTTAGAAGAAGCTTACGGAGAAGTAACACTCAGACAAGCAGCTTCACCACGCGTGCAATCAATACTAGACTATAGTAAAAAGGTACTAGACGAAACAGCAGAGACTGGAGAAAACTATCTCGAAGCATTAGATTATATTGCTACAAATATGAAGATTAAGCCAGGAATCTTAAAAAGTTTATTGCTTTTTCATAAGCTTATAACTGTAGAACAAGGATATGAGTATCAGAAATATGTTGACGGGGAAGAGTTTGCAAACGAGCAATAATTTATAAATAAACTCATGAAGTCCAAAGACCAACAATTGTTAGAAGAAGCTTATGTTAAGATCAATGAGATGCATGCTCCTGTAGCAGGCATTGATCCAGAGACCCAAGAGATGTATTGGGCTGCTTTTGAGAAGTTTAAGAACGATGAGATCACTGCTCAGCAATGGTATGACATATGTGCAAAGCTTCTCGGAGACTTGATGGAGAAGAACAAGGACGTCTTTGTTCGCCTTAAGCATAGATAAATAACATCATGAAGTCCAATGATCAGACCCTCTTAGAAGAAGCTTACGAAAAAGTCTTGTTTGATAAAGGCAAACAAAGCATCGAAGAACTTACTAAAGAAATCGACAAGCTTAAAGAGAGGCTTAAGAATGCTCATGACGAGAATGATAAGAAGCAATTGAATAAGATTCTTAAAGCTAAGATGGAGAAGAGAGCAGAACTGGTTGGTAACAAATAACCTTATGAAATCAAAGTTCAATAGCATCATTAATAAGGTTTTAAACGAGTCTGCTGATCAGTTTAGTATAGGAAACGAGTTGTATAATTTGTATACAAATTTGGACCCCAAAGCTAGAACAAAGTCTGGAGCGCTGGTATCAGAAGTACTCAAGAATATTTTGGATGAGTATGTTCAGATTATTGACCGAGCCAAACAAAATGCCGATCAGCCTGAAGCGATTCAATCATTGTTGCGGCAGCTGAGTTTGGATTAAAAAAAAAATAAAATAGCATGAAAAATAAAGATACACAATTGTTAGAAGAAGCTTATGGTAAAGTTGCCAAAGGTTCGTCGATGACTCCAGTCGATTCAAAATATATATATTTCACCAACGAAAAGGAATTCTTTCGTTTGCATCCTTATAAGTTAATCCTTCCTGAGGATCCTGAAATGAAGAACATATCCAAAGACAAGAATGATTGGAATGATGTACATGTTGCTGTTGGAGAAGACATTAAGGAACTTGGCTATGGAGACGAATCTATTGTTAACGATCGGTGGTACATTGTAGACAATTCATTCCCAATGGACCATAAACACAGAGCGTTTATTAGTAAGAACAAATAAACCCATGAAGTCCAAGGACCAGACACTATTAGAAGAAGCTTATGATGAGATTGCTCGCAGACAACACGATTCGGATAATCGTTTGCCTCATATTACTAAAGCTTTGGAAGACAATAAAGATTTAAAATTCGAGAGTAATAGGGAATTTTATAAATGGTCAGAGAGACATTTGCCAGGCCTTTGGAATTATAGCCAAAGTGATCTACATCCTGTACTTGGACCCGAACTTCAGAAAGCTTACGAAGCTGGTTATAATTCAGAAGATTATACATGTCCTTTTTCTGAAAAGACTCTTTGGTGGTGGATGGCAGAAGATGCTGCGGGTCAAGGCGCGGCGGACGTTTAAAATAATCCTTTTTAGTTGACTTGTCCATAGTCTGATATGATTATGGCAACATGAGCAATGTTATTAAAGACTACCTGGAGGCCTTGGATGAGAGGGCTAGTCAGGTAGGAGGGCTTAATCAAGGCCAGCAGTATATTATTGGATTCCTCTATGGGACATTAAAGAAACTTCAGCTACAGGGACACTATCTACATATACTTGAACGGGATACTAGACAGCTCAAGGGAATGATCCAATGGGAGAAAGACTGGAACGAGAGGAGAATGAATGACAACAACTGAATACTTGGTGAATTGCCTTGACGAGGCACATGGATCTCTAGTGGCTGCTGCTAAGATTGCTCACCTTGAGAAGCATCCAGAGGCTGCAGCAATCTCTAAACTAATTGATGCACTGGAAGATATTCATTGCAATGTATCACCTGACTGGTATAATATAAAGGAGTTAACAAATGACAAATAAACAAACTAACGGCCAATTCGAGACCACAGTGAAAGATCTTCAACAGATCTTGGAGACACTCCAGCGTGCCGACCAACAATGGCGCAATGTACATCTGCAATGAGAAAAAAGAAAGGCTCAAAGAGAATTTCCTGGAAGAAGTCTTAAATAAAATAGCATGAAGTCCAAAGATCAAATCCTCTTAGAAGAAGCATATCAGACTGTTGTTGAGGGCAGGTATATAGATAGTTACGGTAGATTTAAATATCCCAGTAAATATAAAAACAGAGGAGTCACTGGCGATCCAGACTTAGACGTCCGTGAAGCTGATCGTAACGCTGGCCTAGAAGATGACTTTGTACCTTCAGAAAATCAAATGCCTGAACTTTCTGCTCCTGTTGCTTCTTCGACTCCAACAGAGCCGAATCAAACAATTGATCCTGCACTGCTGGCAGGCAAAAAAATCTCCTTTACTGTATGGGATCCCGGCGAATATGTAATTACAATGGATGGTAAACCAACTGGTGGTACGTTTTCAAAAAACGAAGCAGAACAAGTAACTATAGCATTATCATCTGCAGAAAACAATCCGGAATCCTTAAACCATCCCCTGGTTCAAAAGTGGGTCCGTACAGCCAAAAATCTTGGCCACATAAAATAAATTAGTTACTCTGATAGCGGTTTTTAATTTTTGTTGGCTTGTCCTGTATAATGACCTAAACTGTATTCATTATGAAATTATTTCATTTTGTGTTAGCAGTTTATTCCTTACTTGTAGTGACGTTGTTGGCCTCTTGTGCGTATAAAGTTAATAATGATTTGCAGCTGCAGTCAATCAAACGTGCAGCAAAATTTGTTTTAAATACTCCAAACTTGCAATGAATACAACAAAGAAAGAAATCAAAATACAAATTGGTAAGTTGTGCGATCGAATTGATTCCACGCCTGTAGGAACTCCGGCTTATAAAAAGGCTTTATTGAAGATCAAAAATTTACAAAAGCTTTTAATTGCAACTTACACAAGACCAGCGGACTATAGTGGCTAGCGACAGTCAACTTCTGACTAACGCATATGCTCAATATATAATAATCCTGCAGAAATGCTTATTAAAAGTTGACATGTCCAACAATTCACAGGAAGGTATATAAACAATGAAACATTCACTACTACTTTTGATTTCAACTACTGCTTTGGTAATGACAGGTTGCGTTGCTACTGATCCATACTATAGCGGATATCGATATATTCCTAGGAATTGCCAACCAGTTCCATATGCCCAGCGCATTCAAAGCCAAAGTTATTATCAGACTCCTCCTCAGTATTACAGAGTACGAGATTATAGTTGCAATCCTAATACTCGTTACAGGAACTACTCAAATGCTCCTCTAATCGTTGAGCGTCCATCTGGAACAATAATTGTTCCGCGGAGCTGGGATTGATATATGACTCGCAGGAAGTTTGTAAAGCAACAGAAACAATTTTCAACAAAAATTATAATTGCCATAACCGTTGCGATCAACTTAGGACTAGCAGGAGCAATCCAGTTAACTCCTATTGTTACCAAGATGGTTGTTTCATTCTGGAACGCTCCTATAGAAATTAAAAAATCTACTGTAACAGCTCCGTACTCGGATGCACTTGAGAAAGCATTTACTGCATTAAAATTAAGCAAAGAACCAAAACCTAACAATCTACCAAAACAAAAAAATAGTTAACATGCAACTAAATTATAACGGAGGACATTGCTAATAATATGGATATGACTAACATTCTTCTACTGTTGATTGTAGTGATACTGATCATTAAAAAATAACTTATACCGTAATTGCCTTGGTGACCGGATAATGAAAAAAACTTCAACAAAAATACACGATGCGTGGTTGTTAACTCCTACTAAGTTTGGGGACGAACGCGGGTTTTTCATGGAAACATGGAACCACCAAACATTTAGCGAGATGGGGCTTGAGTTGACCTTCGTGCAAGACAATCACAGTCGCTCGTCTAAACATGTGCTCCGCGGACTGCATTATCAATCTGGTGAAGCGGCGCAAGGCAAACTAGTTTGGGTAACTTCTGGTATTGTGTTTGATGTGTTAGTTGATCTTAGACAAAGTTCTCCCACTTACGGCGTATGGGATGGGTACATGCTCGATTGTGCAGAACACAAACGTTTGTGGGTGCCTCCTGGATGTGCACACGGATTTCTTGTACTAAGTGATATTGCAGACTTTAATTATAAAGTTACAGCTCCGTATCGCCCACAAACAGAGAAGGCACTATTGTGGAATGATAAAACGCTAAACATTGAATGGCCTCTAGAGGTTGGAGTTGAGCCTTTAGTTTCCCCAAAAGATGCTCAAGCTGCTACGTATATTAATTGCGAAAAGTATAACTGAGAATTTTATCGTTGATTATTCTAACAGTATACCGGAGAGTAATAACTCATATATGATAACTGGAGCAACTATTAATAACGGAGACATTCAACTATGGGAAAACAATATTGTTCAACGGACAATTAATGGACCATTTACAGCTGTTGCATCAAACGGTACACACGTGTATGGTCTACACAAGGGTGGAAATGTCCTAGTTTACGAAATAAGAGAAAAAGGCAAGTCAACCGATACCATGAAGTCGTTTCAGCCGCGACTAATTCGGACCGAATCTGTTGGCCATGGAGCAATTTCAGTCTCATGCGGAGGAGGCTCAGAATCGTTTCGAGTAGAATATAATGACGGTAGAACATATGTAAAAAATAGCTCAGGTGCTACGATGGAGGGAAGGACTAAAGCTGCATTAAATGAAGCATCTAAGAAGACGGAATCAAACAAATTAAACTCAGAGTCCACGCAATCTAAACCAACCTATGAAGTTAGCGAGGAAGCCATACAGCACTTTGATAGCAAGTTGTCTGAGGTTTGGTATATTCTCAAAAAAACATGTCGTACCAGGCAACATTGGATTCTTACTACGCTTGCTGCATGTTTTTGTGTATCAACATTATATGGAGTTGGCAGCGTCGCGTTTGCTGTATGGAGCAGGGATAATATGTGGATCGCGTTGCTAGTCACTTCTCTTTCAGCAATATTTTTAGGGCTTACATATAACCTTATTGCGCAAATTATTAAGCGTAGCTGGTATAGTCTTCCAGCACTAATCCTGTCATTGTTTATTATGGATAAGGTACACGATGTAGCGGGATTGGTGTGTGTCGTTTTGTCGATTGGGCTGTGGTGTTGGCCTGCATGGCCATTTATAGCATTGTTTTTTTTGATCCTAGCTAAGATTGCATGCAATTATAAAGGCGGTGATTCCCATATGTTTGGTACCAAGATGGCTGGAAGGTAATTTCATTATACAACAGAAAAGCCACTGGCTTTTTTGATAATTAGGTTTAATGAATTTGGAGGATAATATTACTGAACTCAGCAACAATTGGTACGAATTAATTGCTGACGACCATAAAGATAACGATTGCCATTGGTGCATAGAAGCTCGTTGGAGCTACGGATATCCTCCAGTATATACCGTAACTCATTTTGGACGCCTCTTTGATCGTATCGAAGAAGAATGCGAAACTTATGAGGAAGCATTACGGTTGCTTGACAAGTACCTAAGGTGTGCTATTACAGAAAAGCTAGTCGACCAAGAAGCAAATAATTCCGAAGAGTTGTAATAGGTAAATTAAATTTACCAAGGATAAATTTGAATACCTTTTTCTTGAAGCGACTGTATAATTTTATTCTTTCTAGCGGCTGCAGCAGTTTTATCTTTCATTGCCCAATCATGAAATTCAACCCAGAACACCTTAAAATTTTTGAGTTTGTCTTCATTAATCATTTTTTCTAGGATATCAAACTCGCAACCTTCAATATCCATCTTGCAGTAGATTTCACAATCCGCTCCAAACTTTGATTCAACCCATTGCGGAAAATTGATACACTCAACATCAACTTGGTTTTTATATTTGTGTAGCGTTGATTCTGGAGCCCATTCATTCATGCTCAGTATTGTTGATCCCATTCCAGTTTCAACATCCTCGTACTCGTCAACGGTTTCAATATTCATTTGAACAACTCCGTCCTTAGTGCCAACTGCTTTATTGTGAAATGTGATATTTAGTCCACTTTTAGCTGACCTTTGCTGGCCATTTAAATAATCATATGTACGTGGATTTGCTTCAAAAGTATGAACTTCCCACGTATTATCAATTTGTAATATTTGCATGAATCTTTTTAATCCTTCTGCAAAGTGGGTGCCTAAATCCAAAAAAACTTTCATGCATAAACTTAATAAATTTTAACAATAATACAACTTGTTTATTGCAATGTCCATTATATTTTCGTATAATATTGGCATGATTAAACAGAAAAAAGTATCGATGAACCGCAAGAGCATTAATTCTCCATACTTTGCAATTCGAAAGCAAAAGGTTAAATGGCCAACAATTAGACATGCTTATATGAACGATTCTAACGTAGAAGTTTTGAAAAATTTTGTTACTAAGAAAGGTCGGTCTATTATTTTTTTGGACGGGAAGTATGACACTACTCTAAATCGCTACAAGAACCTTCCTTCTGAAGAGCGAGCGGTTTGTTGGGAGTTTATGTGTAGAGAGAAAGGAGTTAAGGGAGGTATTTTTATGCTCTGTTGGCTTGGGAACTTTCATAATGGTTGTATCTTCCATGCTTCTCCTCAGTTCCCTCAGATCCAATGTTGGTATGAAGCAATGGGATATGAACAAGCTAATTTATTTTTCGAAAGACAAGCGTTTAAGATCTATAAAGAAGTAGTATCAATTGTGCACAACGGAGAAAAGATTGTTGACAAAGAAGTAGAGGAATTTATTAATAACGGAATGAATTCTATTAAATAAACTTATGAAATCCAAAGACCAAATTCTTCTAGAACAAGCATATTTGAAAGTGCTTATTAAAGAAGAATCTATTCTTGTTCCAAGAAGGTCTAGAGAAGAGCGAGAAAAGAACTATAAAATAGCCATTTTAAGAAAGATTCAAGAATATATTAAAAACGGCTCTACAGGAGATTTAAATTTATACAATACTCCAATTGCTTCTCTTCCAAATAATTTAAAAGTTAGTGGAAGTTTAAATTTAAACAATACTCCAATCACCTCTCTTCCAAACAATTTAAAAGTTGGTGGAGATTTAAATTTAGCCAATACTCCAATTACCTCTCTTCCGAATGGTTTAGAAGTTGGTGGAAGTTTATATTTAATAAAAACTCCAATTGCTTCTCTTCCAAACAATTTAAAAGTTAGTGGAGATTTAGATTTAAGTAATACTAAAATTACTTCTCTTCCAAATAATTTAAAAGTTGGTGGATATTTAGATTTAAACAATACTCCAATCACTTCTCTTCCGACTGGTTTAGAAGTTGATAGCCATTTAATTTTAAACAATACTCCAATCACTTCTCTTCCAAACAATTTAAAAGTTGGTGGAAGTTTGGATTTAATTAATACTAAAATTACTTCTCTTCCAAATAATTTAAAAGTTAGTGGAGAGATTTATAGATAAATATTTAGAATGAAATCCAAAGACCAAACACTATTAGAAGAAGCTTATAACTACGTAATAGAAAAGATATCTACAGCAAAATCTCTTTTACAACAAGGAAAATTAAGTCAAGAAGACTTCGAAAATATAGTAAACTCCGACTTAACTAAACAAAAAAAATACGTTGGTTGGATGGCCAGTCAATGGGTTGCTGGTAATATTTCTGATATAGATGTTTTAAGAAATACTATAGAAGAATATGATTCTTTTGTTAACAGAAATAAAGTCAAAAACAAAGACATATATCAATATAAATCATTTAATGAATTAAAAAAAGAGATTGATCGTCTTAACGAAACTGGTGAAAACATTTCCGTAAAAGATTTAGAAAGCGATTATGATATTGTTAGAGATGATGACTCCCTTTTAATTGCTTCGCCACACACACACGAAGCATCTAGAAAGTTAGGTCTATCTCAATTTGCATATAGAAGCTGTGAAGGAGGAGGGAAAGATTCTGCTTGGTGCACAACATACAAAGCCCCCAACCACTTTAATGATTACTATTACACGCATAACGTAACGTTTTATTATATAAAGGTTAAGTCTTCAGAAATTTTAAAAAAATTACAACAATCTGGTTTTGGACCGGAATTTAGCGTTGCTGCTATTGCAGTTTTAGACCAAGAAACGTCTAAAAAAGCTTCTAAAAGGGGATATAAAAACATGGATGGTTATGATGGCCAAGACAAACAATTTAAAGGGGAAAAACTAAAAAAATACTTGGATATAATCGGAATTAGCTAAAAGCAATTGAACATAAATTAATATTGTCATGAAGTCAAAAGATCAAATTTTACTCGAAGAAGCATATAATCAAATTACTCAAAATACAATTAACCAAAATTCTTTTTTAACTGAATCTGCTATAGACAGCGAAATTAAAGATTGCGAAGATGTTATTAAAAAGCTTGCTAGTGGAAAATTCAAAAACGAATCAGACGAGGTAATTGAACACATTAAGAAGTGCAAACATGTTTTTTCTATTACTCAAGACAGCAACGGACAATATACTATTATCATTAAAGACTCCGCTCTCCGTAATGTCGAAAAAGCCTATCCAGAACTAGTGGGCAAATTTAAATCTGCAGCTGATTGCAAAAAAGACGTAGCAAAATGCAGAAAAGATAAGCTTTAAGCAAAAAAGCTAAGCTTTACTTAATTGAGCTTATAAAAATTAAATTTTAATACCAATCCGGCTTTGAGCAATTTGTCCAAGTTGCAAACGGTTTGTCTAGCTTAATATACCATTGATATTGTTCTGTAATTGGAATGTTGTTGAAACCTGCTACTCGTGACCTACAATTCATATCATTGTTAATTGCAATTGCAAACGGAGTTAAATTTGTTTGTTTGCAGTAAAGAGTCTTATCGATATTGTCTCGGCACCATTCGATGAACGTTTTTGTAAAATGTGGAGCTGATTTTGGCCAACGTCTATCCCTTTCATTAAACATTTCTAAAGCATGTTCAACAAGCCATTTAAAATTTTGCTTCGATTCTCGAACCCATACAGCGCAAGGGTGATTAAAATATCCCTTACCTGCTTTGCGAGGAGTACCTTTTTTTGTAAGAGGAGCACTTAAAAGAGTTTCATTATCAAAACAATGTTGGAGAAGTATTGCTGACTCTATTTGCATCTTAGAACGGCAATGTTGATCGCAAAGTTCACGAGCTGCTATAACCGGGTTTATATTTGTTACGAATATGTTCACTAGACAATTCTAGTAGCATGCGTTGATTAAGTCAACTATTTTTTAATAAATTGACATTGTTAATATTTAGTCGATTATATGCTAATTACAAACATGAAAGTATTTTTGGACATGGACGGAGTGCTGGCTAATCTTTTTGACAGAGTTGCACAAGAAATTCATCATAAACCATATAAAAATATTACTGCAGAAGAAAAAGCAGAAGCTAAAAAAATTTGGTCAAATAAAAAAGATGCAGCTAAATTTTTTAATCATCTTGGAGGAGTAGAGCATTTTTTTGCAACTCTTCCTACCTTTGGAGATAGAACTCAAGCGGTAGTCGATACAGCAATAAAGGTTGCTGGAGAATATAGGATTTGTTCACATCCAGCATCCATAGATAGAGAAGCTTCGAAAAAAGGAAAAATTACATGGATTAATAAGCATTTGAGCCCTCAGCCAATTGAGATGTTTTTTCCTCAAAATAAAGCAGATTATGCCATTGATAGAGACGGTACTCCCAACATATTAATAGATGATTTTCCTCCATATATTAATGCTTGGAGAAATGCTGGTGGGACTGCAATCGAGATGCGCACAGATAACTTCAATAATGCTCAGGAAGTTAAACTATTTTTAGAAAAAGAATTAACAAACGCAATTAAAACTCCCACCAAAGAATCATTTGATGTAGTTATTCAACGACTACAAGAGCAATTAAATTAGATTTGATTAACTATTAAAACGTTCTCTTAAACGATTTTGACGAGCAATTTTTTCTTTTTTGTGATTAGATTTGAGCTTGCGCTTCTTGCGTTGTTGTGGGGTTTCGTATGAACGGAGTCTACGGAGTTCGTCCATCATACCATCCGCATCAATTTTGCCCTTCAATCGTTTGAGTGCTCTATCAATTGGTTCGTCTTTTCTTAATTTAACTTCAAACATATGAGCTTTTATTTATTTGTTTAAAAACAAAATTTCTCTAATATTTTTTAAAACCGTTAGTCTCATTCCTTTGTTTTCTTTTTTATTTGAGTTTTCTTTGGTTTTACTTCTTTAAAGGTCAACACCTCGCCTTCCTTTTCTGCGTTTACTAAGCTTCCTGGCTTGAACGTGTCTTTAAGTATTTCTTCTGCCATGGGATCTTCGATATATTTTTCGACTGCACGTCTCATTGGTCGAGCTCCGTATGTAGGATCATATCCTTTTTCAATTAAAAGCTCTTTAGCTGAATTACTCAACACAAGTTCAATTCCTCGTTCTTTTAATCTGCTTGTAATTTTTTGAATTTCTAAATCTACAATTTTAATAAGTTCTGGTTTATCCAGCGAACGGAACACAATCATGCTATCCAAACGATTGATCAATTCTGGTTTAAAATGCATTTTAGCTTCTGCTAGAATTTTTTCTTTCATTGATTCGTGGTCACTAGACGGTTCAGCTTTAACGCCAAAGCCGAGACTCGTTTGCTTTTTGGCCATGGTAGCTCCGACATTAGAAGTCATGATGATAATCGTATTGCGAAAATCTACTTTTCTTCCAAACGAGTCAGTTACCTTTCCCTCTTCCAATATCTGCAAAAGAAGATGAAGTGCATCCGGATGTGCTTTTTCTACTTCATCAAATAAAACAACGGAGTACGGTTTACGTCGAATTGCTTCAGTAAGCTGTCCTCCTTCTTCATATCCAATGTATCCTGGAGGAGGTCCGATCAACCGAGATACTGAAAATTTTTCCATGTATTCGCTCATGTCGATTTGAACAATAGATTCTTTTGTTCCAAATATAAGTTCTGCAAGAGATTGAGTAAGATGTGTTTTTCCTACACCAGTTGGACCTAAAAACAAAAATGAACCAATAGGACGTCTGGGGTCTTTGAGGTCTGCGCGCGCTCGGCGCATCGCTTTACTGATAGAAGCAACTGCCTCGTCTTGGCCAATAACCTTCTCCTCTAAATCTTTTTCCATCGTCAACAGTTTTGCTGCTTCCTTTTGTTCAATTTTAGTCAAAGGGATTCCTGTCCATTTAGCAAGAACTTGCATAATTTGATCTTCTCCTACTACGACTTCTTTTTCATGTTTGTCTTTGTTCCACTGCTCAATTGCGTCTTTTAGTAAATTTTGAACATTTCGTTCTTGGTCTCTAATGTCAGCTGCTTCTTCAAATTTTTGAGAAGAAATTGCATTAAGCTTTTGTTTGTTTAACTCTGAAATAGAATTTTCAAACGCACTAAAGTTCGGAGAAGGTACGCGAGCATCTATTCGTGCTCGGGAACCAGCTTCATCCATAAGATCGATTGCTTTATCGGGAAGAAATCTATTAGAAAGATATCGCTCTGACAGTTTCGCAGCAGCCTCTAAAGAGCTGTCAAGAAATTTGGCTTTATGGTGTTGTTCATACTTTGGTCTAATTCCTTGTAGGATCTTTATTGTTTGTTCAATCGAAGGAGCATCTACTTTAATTTGCTGAAATCTTCTTTCTAAAGCAGCATCCTTTTCAATGTATTTTCTGTATTCGTTGAGAGTAGTTGCCCCGAGTAGTTGCAATTCGCCTCTGCTTAATGCTGGCTTAAAAATGTTTGATGCATCCATCGAGCCAGAAGCAGCCCCTGCTCCGACCATAGTGTGAATCTCATCTATAAACAAAATAACATTTCCTTCTGTCTTGACCTCGGTCATTATTGATTTAATGCGTTCTTCGAATTGTCCTCTGTACATGGTTCCAGCAACAATCAATGCTAAATCCAATGCAATAACACGTTTATTTAAAAGAAGGTCAGGTACATTTTTTGAGGCAATTGATTGAGCTAATCCTTCAGCAATAGCCGTTTTACCTACACCAGCTTCTCCTATTAATATTGGATTATTTTTAGTACGACGACAGAGAATTTGAATTGCTCTCTCAATTTCTTCTTCTCTTCCAATCACAGGATCCAATTCATTTTTTTCTGCTAGCTCAGTCAAGTCTTTTCCGTAAGTTGCAAGAGAAGAGCTTTTCTTTTTGGATTTTTCTTTTTGCGGTTTTTCCTCACCAGCTGGAACAAGCTCATTGGGTTTATAATTGGGATCGAGTTTGTTTAAAATTTCTTCTTTTACGGAATCGTAATCCAATCCGAGTTTGTTTAAAGTAATCGCTGCAGTTCCGTTTCCTTCGACAATGATACCAAGAAGAATATGCTCAGTGCCAACATACGTATGACTCATTTTTTTTGACTCTTTATCTGCTAAAGCAAGAACTTTTTTTACTCTTGGAGTCATCTGGATATTGTTTTGTTGAGTAATTTTGTCGTCATTTGGTTCGAGCTCCTCAATCAATTCGTAAATATCCTCAAGCTCTATGTCAAAATTTTTTAAAACACTAGCAGCAAGTCCTTGACCAATTTTTATTAAACCAACCAAAAGATGTTCCGTGCCTATGTAATTATGTTTAAGACTTTCAGCTTCTTTTCTGGCTAATGCTAGCGCTTGCTGAGCTCGAGGCGTAAAATTGTTTGACATCTAGAAAAATTTATATGATTTAAATATTTTTTCAAGGATCAAATTAGTTTTCCTTGTCTTTCAATGACTTCTCTGCGTTTAAAAAATTGCTCATGAACTTATTTAATAAACTAATAAATAACCGCAATAATTTAATAAGCTTATTGGAGCTGTAGCTCAATTGGTTAGAGCGTCGCCCTGTCACGGCGAAGGTTGCGGGTTCGAACCCCGTCAGCTCCGCCAGTTCCATTAAATAATATTAAGTATATGCGAATAAATTTACGGAGGAGTGTCTGAGCGGCTTAAAGAGTCAGTCTTGAAAACTGAAGAGGTATAAAAGCCTCCGTGGGTTCGAATCCCACCTCCTCTTGATCTTCCACGTGGAATAAACAACCTGTGCCTTTTGTTTGCGGTCATATTGATGGCAATCCAACAAACAACAATTATAGCAACTTTTGAATTGTTTGTTGCAATTGTGATGCTCAGCTACCAACATATAAGTCCAAAAATTGTGGTAAAGGTAGACAATACGACAGAGAAAGATATGATATTTTCAATAAATAAACATATCATTGCAAACGAGACGGGGGTGTGGTGCTAATGGTAACACATGGCCTTTGCAAGGCTGAGTTAAGAGTTCGATTCTCTTCACCTCCACATTTTAACAGGGTTTAACAAGATTTACAGCAAGGTTTTTTGATAAGTAATATCATGAACTTCAACTCTGCAACTTATAATGCAATTATTACTTTTAATACTGCATCGAAAGCTGGCAAAGGATTTGGCTTGTTTAATCAATGGGTTAAAAAAGCTTTGTATGGAACTTTGTTAAAAAAGGAAGGAGAGAACGGAGAGTATTCTATATACGGGCTAAATTATCAAGATGGTAAAGATTATGTTACATTTAATATAGAATCTGCTTCTTCAGAAAATATTTACTGGCAGCTAAACAATATTAAAAATTTTGTGAAAACTCTTTCAGGAGCATTAGAATTTCATGCTGATGTGCTCATTAAATCCAAAAAAGTCTTTTGGTCTGCAGGAGAAGAATAATTTGTGTTGACTTATATTTTATATAAATTAACATCAACGGTGTGAATCAAGAACCATTATATCATATCGATACAACTCCCGAAGAAGACAAGTTGTTTCAAGACATGCCGACAACCAAGTCTGACGCTCCTAAAAAAGGTGCATTTGCAAAAATATTTTGCATTGTTCTTAGCTTGCATGTTGCAGTAGCTGGCATCATAGGAATGAGCGCAACTAGCGCTAGCGCAAATGCAGCTTCAGAAAAATCTCAAAATTTGTCTTCTGTCACAGAGACGTTTGAGTCAACCAACTCAACTACATCAAAAATTGCTACTGTAGAGCCAACACCAAAACCAACGCCATTAAACACTCCTGCGCCTTTAAAAAAAGAACAGGCTACTACGAGCGCAAAAAAGTTACCAACAGCAACTCCACCAAAGTCAACTAACCTATTGTATACAAAAGAATATGTGGTCAAGCAAGGAGACACCATTTACAGCATTTCTAAAAAATACAAACTTAGTGTGGACCGATTAATCAAAATAAATAACATCAAAGATGTCAATAAAATACAAATTGGACAAACTTTGAAGTTTATGTAATTTGAAGCAATGATCTTTAAAAATTTCTTGTCCACACTGACAAAGCACAAAATATTTAACGACAAGGGACTAACGTTTAAAGGAGCTCTTACTGCTGTAATTATGTTGCATCTAGTTGGTGCGGGATTTATTTATGGATATGTAAAGTACCAATCTTATAGATATCAAATCGTAAAACAAAAATACAACGAACGACTACAACAAGTAGATCCTAATAAAATAGATTGGAATAACGATAAGTTAAAATTAAAAATAGTGGCTGTGCCTAGCCCAAAGCCAGCTATTAAAAAAACTAATGACACTAAATTTAACTATGCTTTACCTATTAAAGCACTATCAGATGCTACATTGAATTTTTTTATTACAGTACAATCGACATTTAATGCAACTGTTGCTTTTGTTAATAAAGAAATCAATGACTTAACAATAAAACAACAAAGGCCGCAAACAACAATTCCGACAAAGAAACAACAAAAAGAGACGCCGTGGAAATTAGCAGCAGATAATCGTCAAACAAAACATACACAAGTAAAAAAAGTTGAACTTTCTGAAGCAGAAAAGCGATTAGCCAAGGTGCTGGAGCACGACAAGAAAAAAGCTAAAACTGAAACTATTACTATTACAGTACCACCTTCTGTATCTAGATCTATTCCGCCTATAAAAATAAAAAACCCAGTGAATACAAGACCTTTAAACAATGACTGTTTGACAGAAAAACAAATAATAAACTCAAACGAAATTAGCAGTCCTTTGAGGTATACCAGCGAAATTAATCAGCAAACAAGCGAGATAATACATACTTTTTACTCTTATTAAAATATGAAAAATAATACACATCAACATAACTTCTTTAAATCGCAAATTACAGCAACCTTGGTTTCTATTTGGGCATTATTGCTACTAGTGGTAGCAATACTTTGGCCTCTTGGAGTAATTTGGGCAATGAATACACTTTTTGGTCTCGGTATTGCATACACATTTTGGAATTGGCTAGCGGCTACGGTTTTGATTTTTACCATTCAAGGAGCTCTACGTATTTCTAAAAAAACAATTGATACTAGCAATTATGGAAAATAACATTGACAGGATTCTATACAGCGAACAAACTATTTTATCAAGACTGGACAGTCTTGGCTCACAAATTAGCAATGATTATCAAGGAAAAGATCTTACGGTAATAGCCATTATGAATGGCAGTATTATGTTTATGTCAGATTTGCTTAAACGAGTAAACATTCCTCTACAAATTGACTGTTGGAGCATTTCGAGTTATCATGGCTGTAAGTCGACAGGAACTATTAATTTTCGACAGCACGAAATAGTCGATGTCACCAACAGACACGTGTTACTTTTAGATGATATCTTAGATTCTGGATTAACGCTACATACAATTAAAAATAAAATTTTTAATGAAACGCAAGCTTTGTCCATAAAATCTTGTGTGTTACTGTCTAAAAAAATTACACGAGCAGAAAATATTGAAGCAGATTATATTGGATTTAAAATAGACAACGAATTTGTTGTTGGCTATGGTTTAGATTACAATGAACATTATAGAAATTTACCATATATAGGGGTCTTAAAAAACTAGTTGACTGTCCGTTTTATTGAGTGATAATATTAGCTATGAAACTAGCAACAATTGAAACAATCAAATCGCTAAAGAAGCATCCAAACGCTGACAAGCTTGAAATTGCTCAGATTCTTGGCTGGCAATCAGTTGTCCAATCTGGGATACACAAAGAGGGAGATAAAGTCGTCTTTATTGTAATTGACTCGATTGTTCCTCGTTGTCAATGGTCCGAATTTTTAGTCGATCAAAAAAATCCAGACAAACCAATTCGTTTGAAGATGATCAAGCTCAGAGGAGAACACTCTGCTGGTATTGTTATTCCGCTTAGTCAGCTTCCAGCTTCTTTTGAGTTGTATGATACTGGAACAGACGTTACTGAATTACTTGGCGTGCAAAAATATATTAAAGAACTTCCTGCTAGTCTTGGTGGAGAAAATGTTGGAAACTTTCCTACACACATTGCTTCCAAAACAGACGAAGATAACGGATTGTCTGATCCTAAACTCGTAGAGGAAGTTATTAAACAACATTTAACCATTACTCAAAAATTGGATGGATCAAGCTGTACGGTTGTTGTAGAAGACGGAGTCATTACACAAGTTTGTTCTCGTAATTTATCAAAGAAAGAAACTGATAAGAGTGCATTCTGGAATGCTGCAAAAAAACTTTCTATTTTGCCTGGATTTACTGGAGTTATCCAAGGAGAGCTTTGTGGACCTGGTATTCAGCAAAATACTCTTCGTCTTTCTGAGCCGGAACTTTTTGTATTTCAAGTTAAAAAACAAGACGGCAATTATATGAACTACCAAGAGATGAAAGGGTTCTGTAATGTGGAATTAAAATGCAATGTCGTGCCTCTTATTGTTGAAACGTCATTTGTTGGATGTGATACTGACGTGGCTATCTCAAAGCTTCAAGATCTGGCTGACCAACAATTACTTCCAAACAAGAATCCAGCAGAAGGAATTGTAGTTCGCCCTACGGCTTATCCTAGGTCGTACGAGAGCCGGAGGCCACTGGGATTTAAAATTATTAACAGAAATTATAAAGATACCTGATAAATAGGTACGAAACTTTGATCTTTGAAATTATGGGGGTGTACTGGTTTCGACAAATGGTTGAAATTAAAAGTGCATGTAGAGGTTGATCGATGGCCTCTTTAAAAATCGATTAAAAAAACTAAACGCAGAATCTAATAATTCTGATCTCCTAACTGAAGCTGAATATATCTTCAACAACGCCGACGAAATTCTCGCTGGTGCTGAAGAGTTTTCACTAGCAGCCTAAGAGCCTTATACTGGATCCTCTAAAAGTATTTGGAAAATGCAGAGGGGTTGCAGTGAGTAGGTGTCTAGCAACAGAAAAGCAACAAGACCTATCGGCAATGGATGTACGATAATATCCATAGGTAGACATAAAATACGCGGTTAGTACAACCAAACGACCTAGTGTCCGTGTTACCGCAAGGTGATTGAAACGTTGAATGTACTCAAGCATGTGAAGATCTTTTAACGTAAGTTATTTGGACAGGGGTTCGATTCCCCTCACCTCCACCAATTTCAAATGATTAAATAAAATAAAAGGACAGATGGCAGAGTTGGTCTATTGCATCTGACTAGAAATCAGAAGTGCTCGAAAGGGCACCGTGGGTTCGAATCCTACTCTGTCCGCCACTTATTTCTTTTTTTTATTAGCTCCTTTTTGAGAAGATTTGGAACCTGGTTGTTTTGGTTTCTTTTTTTCTTTTTTTTGTGAGAGATTTCCTTTAGCCATAGTAATATTACTTATTTTTTTCTTGACAATTTTTTTAATTCAACTAGTATATAAATCATGCAACCAACCATCAAAACATTAAGGCAAAGTGGATATAAAGTGCGAGTGATTCATACTCGAAATTATAAGATCGTTAAAAAAATAAGCGGAGATCATTGTGAAATTTTGGCGCGAGGAGGAAGCACAACAATTCAAATTACAACTCCTGACAAAAAATACGATGCACAAGGAGTTGCTGAATGCTCCGACAAAGACAATTTTAGCAAAAAAACCGGAAACTTTATTGCTGTTGGACGAGCACTAAAAGAACTAAAAGAAATGATGGAAAACGATTGCATTTCCAATGAAGATTTTAATAATATTGGTTGATCTGTCCACTATTTAATAGTAGAGTATAAAAACGCTCGAGTGGAGTAGAGCAGTTAAAGAAGACCTAGCTTCTATAAAATTCTAGAAAGATTTTTGAAAAATTAATTTTTACGCCTCCATGATGAAATTGGTAAACATTGTCGACTTAAAATCGACTGCTCTTGAGCTTCCCGGTTCGAATCCGGGTGGAGGTACCATTTTTTTTGTCAATTATTTATACAAAAAAAAAAAATTAAATTTCGAGTCCCTTCTCGAGTACCAATTTAACAAAGGGTTACTATACCGTTAAAGAGACGGTCCGGACTGTAAATCCGGCATGCATCGCATTCGCTAGGAGCATTACCTAGGTGGCCCACCATACGCGGGATTAGTTTAATGATAAAACAGGAGTTTTCCAAACTTCGGTTGGGAGTTTGATTCTCCCATCCCGCACCATTTTACACAAACACACAATTATGACACAAACAGAAAACACAACCGAAGGAAAAGTATATCAACTATGCCAGGAGCTAGATGATATCAAGAAGCGCAAAAAAGCTTTTGTTAAAGCCTATAACGTCGAAATTAGGCGCATTCAAGACGAAATTCAAGATATTCTTAATCCGGAAGAAGCTGTAGTAGAACTTCCATAAATAAACTAAATAGACTTGTAGCTCAGTTGGTTAGAGCATCTCGTTGATAACGAGAGGGTCGTAGGTTCAAGTCCTACCAGGTCTACCAAGATTGCTCCCATAGTGTAACGGTTAGCACACCACCCTCTCACGGTGGTAGTAGGGGTTCGAATCCCCTTGGGAGTGCCATACTATATATGAAGGTACAAAAAACAACTTCTGCCCAAATGCCCTTCAAAGACCACTTTAAAAAAGAACAACAAAAGAAAAAAGAGCAAGAAAAGAAAAAAGCTGTTGATAAGTCCGACAAAAAGACAGATAGTAATTTTATTGGATGGGCATAAGTAATTTCATAACCCGGAGTGTGAGAAGTCTGGTATCTCAGTGCGCTCATAACGCACCGCCTACGTGCCTCGCAGGTTCAAATCCTGCCTCCGGAACCATTTGACAAAATTTGTTAAATTCTTGTTCAACAAATTTTTTATTAAATTTTCCTAAATCTTTTATAATGTACGGAACGTAACCGTTTTTTACAATTGCTAGTTGTTTTAAACGGTCTCGATTTTGAACTTGTAATAAAGAATGTCGTTTAGTTATTTGTTTATAATGCCAAGCACCGTTCCACAAAATTGCAATTTTAAAATCTGGTATTATAACATCAGCGTCCCATCCCTCAAACAAAGGCTCATTGTGAAGTACGTTTGCAAATTTGGCTTTACAAAGTTCATAAAAATATATTTCATTTTTGCTCCGTTTAATTTGTCTGGATGCGGAAACCAACCCTCCAATTCTAGCTCCTTCTTTTTTTCTTTGGGTCGAGCAACCTTCAGAACATGTTTTTCTTTTATGCAAAGATTCAATTTTCGTCTTACAAACAACGCACTCATACGTCTTCAATGTTTTTGCTTTATATTTTTTATATACTTTTTTTGTTGAAAAAGGAGTTGTCTTTGTTCGTTGTTTGTTATTAAAAGTTGCAGCACAAGAACGAGAGCAAAATTTTGTATTTTTTCCGTTATTTCTTAATTGCTGATAAGACAATATGCTGTTGCAGTTTAAGCAGCTTTTAGGATTAGATTTGTACTCTTCTACTCTTTTTTGGTATTGTTCTTTTTGATACTTGCCGGCTCCATTGATATATCTATGGTCCGGTTTGTTGTTTAACTCTAATCTGTTTTTCATAATTATATTCGAGAGGACAGCTAGTTCTTAATCTGTCTAGTTTCTTTAAAGTTCGTACCTTTAAAGATTACTCTCATAAATTATTTATCTTTTTGTGTTGCAATTACAAGAATGTGTAAATAATTATATTCAATTAAACGCCCTGTTAGCTCAGAGGTAGAGCAACGGTTTTGTGAGTTGTCAGCCTTTTGTCGGACAATTCTCATAAACCGTCGGTCATCCGTTCAAATCGGATACGGGGCTCCAATTTAATCCTAGGTAGCTCAGCGGAAGAGTCGTCGGCTGTTAACCGATTGGTCGTAGGTTCGAATCCTACCCTAGGAGCCACGTCTGTTCGTCAGTTACTCAGTTGACTTGTCCGTCATTCAATAGTATCCTTATCTCATAATAAAAAGTCTCGATCGTTCAACGGATAGGACAGAGCTCTTCTAAAGCCCTAATGTAGGTTCGATTCCTACTCGAGACACCACTTTCTAAACACACATGACACTACCTACACTATACGCAAGAACAAATACAGGAGCTATCCAACAATGGACTATTGAAGCTCATAATAACTCATACCGAACAACTTTTGGTCAAGTTGACGGTAAGCTTCAAACAACTAATTGGACAGAGTGCTATGAAACTAATACCGGGCGTTCTAATCAAAGAACACCAGAACAGCAAGCACTGTTTGAAGCTAAGGCTCTTTGGAAAAAGAAAAAGGACTCAGGATATTTTGAAAGCGTTGATGAAATCGATAAGCCAACTTTTGTTGAGCCGATGTTAGCTAAAAATTACGAAGATTATAAAGACGCCATCAAATTTCCTGTTTTTAGTCAACCAAAGTTGGATGGCATTAGGTGTATTGTAACAAAGAATGGAATGTTCACGAGAAACGGAAAGTGTATAGAATCTTGTCCTCACATCTTCAACGATCTGCAGAAATTTTTTGTTAATCAACCAACACTAGTGTTTGACGGAGAGCTCTACAATCACGATCTTAAGCATGACTTTAATAAAATTGCATCTTTGGTAAAAAAGACCAAACCAACAATTGAAGATATTAAAGAATCTTTACAATTAGTTCAATATTGGATATATGATATAGTCGATACAAATAAATCGTTTAAGGAGCGAATTAAATGGATTATTGACAACATTCAAGGCAGTCATGATTTATCTTTAATTGCTGTTCCAACTGCTTTTCCTTCCGACCAACAACAATTGGATAACTTTTACGAAGATTACACTAAACACGGTTTTGAAGGACAGATGATTCGTTTGGATACGAGATATGAAAACAAACGTTCAAAGAATCTTCTTAAGCGCAAAGAGTTTCAAGATAGAGAATACGTAATTCTTGATATTATTGAAGGGGAAGGAAACAAAGCCGGCATGGCCGGAGCCATGGTATTTCAAAACGAGCTCGGAATTAATTTTAATAGCAATATTAAGGGGTCTCGAGACTTTTTAAAAGAAATTTGGAAAAACAAAAACCAGTTGATCGGACAACAAGCTACTGTTAAATTCTTTAACTTAACTCCAGATAATAAAGTTCCAAGATTTCCTTATGTCATGTCTATCAGAAATTATGAATAAACCTATGTATAAAGTCGAACGAACAACTGGGAAAGGTTGGTATGAAGTAATGCTATCTCCGTTTAAAACGCCAGAAGACACAGCAAGTTATATTAGCAAATATAAATGCTACTATCCAAAAGAAGATCGGAAATATAAAATTACCAATCTTTTAACTGGCATTACAACGTTTTTTGACGCAAATTAAACGTAACCAAGATTGCGTAATCTTAAGAAGCGTTGTTTTCCTGTTTCAGGATAGATTGCAAAATTGCTGAACGGAATAGTTTCGGCAGTAACGGTTAAAGTGGCAGCGTTTGATGTTACGGTTGCTTGTGAAAAAGTACCTGCAGCAGTTGCTGACAAAGCTGACACAGCCACAGTAAATGATTTGCCGTTATCTCCAATAACCGGATCAATAAAATAACTAGAGCTTGTGGCTCCTGCAATATTGACAGTATTGAGCTTCCATTGATAAGCATATGTAGCTGAAGCAAAGTCTGCTGAAGGAGTTACAGAAAAAGTGGAGTTTTGTCCAGGAATTGCTGATAGTGATACCGGTTGTGTGGAAATAATAACTGTTGCCATATTTTTATTTATCAAAAACGGACAATTTTTTTGTAGTTGAGCTGTCCAACTAGTTGGTATATGATTATTACACAATGAAGACAAAACAACGATTGGTCAAAGGAAACAAAGCAGCAATGATTAAAATTCAATCAAAACCTCTTACTGAGGAGCAAATTCAAGAATTTGTGAATTACTATAATAAAAACAAATCGTTTCCTGGCTCTAAAATTCCTTGTACTGTAACCGGAAAATTGACTACGTGCGTTGGACCGTGGATGGTGAAAAAAATTAAAGAATTTGGTAGTCCTGAGAAGCTGCTCCGCAATTATAAATGCCGTGGAGCGCTAAAGACAGAAAGGCAAATAATTAAACCAGTGTGTACTAAAACTAAACGCAAAACTAAAATTCGTGAACTTAAAGACGAACAAAAAAATTGGAATATTCCAAAAGTTAAATTTGCTCCACCACGACCGTTGACAGCACTAGAGCTTACCGAGACTTCAAAAACTTCATGTCTCCGTCCTGACATATTTCTCACAAACGGCCGACACTGCGAAGGTTGCAAATATTACGATATTTGCGTCAATCGACTCAAATGTCTTCCAAAGTGGATTAATGAGGACAAAAAAAAGAAAAAATAACGTTGCAAAATAATTTAGCAGATTTAGAATATACACAAATGAATAATACATACGAACAACCAATGCTGTTTCCTGATATGAGTCCTATTAATGGATATCAAAAATATCAAATTAAAAACTATGATGATCCAACATTTGGCATTACACTAAACATTAATGAGGATCAAGATCCCGAAACGTTGGCTCTAGAGAGTCTTGGATATTTTGTGGTATCTGAAAATTTTATTGACTGAACGACATGTTAAATTCTATTGCTTCGTTTTTGCTCGATCATCCTCCTCTTGATGAAATAGGAGGACCTGTAACAGAAGTTATAGAAAATTATCGATATGGTTTGATATCAAAAGAAGAAGCTTGTTACATGCTCAATACTAAATTTAAATTTTTTTTAGAAAAATGTTATAAACAACAGGAAGAAATTCAGCAGTTGAGTTTTGAATATGATTCATAAATAGTGCACACTCTCGACGAAAGCCAAATAGCTTAGCATTAAAAAATAAACCAATTTGCCTAAGTATGATTATGCACGACATAATCAAGGTTTTTTTGGTTTTAAGTTTGGTTTTATTTACAACTTCTTGTACTGTATATACAGAAAAACAATCAGAAGCATTGTCGAGCTCAATATATGCAGCTAAGGACTCCATGGATGTGGCTAGAATTGATTTAGCTGACAAATATGTTGCTGAATCAACAAGACTTGTTAAACCACCCAAAAAAAGAATTGACATTCAATCCGTATATAAAAAAAGCGTAGATATTTCGTCTAATGGCAAATTAAATCAAGCGAGTGTTGTTAAGCAAAGAGTAGTAGTTATTCCCGAAAAATATAGAACTGATGCAGTAATTGTTGTTAGTTCTGCTGAATATCAAAAGTTATTAGAAGACAAAGAAACGTACGAACAAATTAAAAAAGACAATTTGAGTTTAGTTGAGGTTAAAGCAGCAGTCGACAGCGAACTAATTCGACAAACGGACAATAGAGATAAGATGGTTAATGATCTCAATATAATGCAAAAAAAATTAATTGAGAAAGATTTGGCTATACTTCGTCGCAATATTTTTATTGTTGCGTTGATTGGAACAATTGGTGCAGGTGCTTATTTAAGATTGAAAGGAATATTATAATGTTTCCATTTATAAAAAACATAACATTGTCAGCTATTGCTTTTTTAAGCAGTAACAAAGTTCCTCCAAACACACCGCCAGAGGATTGTGATAGGTTAAAATCAATAAATCACATGGAATCTAAAAAATTCTTTATTGTGTTAACATCTGTTTTTATTCTTGCTTTTTTTTATTTTGTTAGCGTTGGTGTGCTATTCATGTTACCTCATAATGCACCTGAATTTGTTAGTGGTTTTGTAACGCTGTTTTCAAAAACAATTGAAATTTTAGCTGTTGTTATAGCTTCGTATGTTGGAGCACAAGCTGTTGTTGATTTAAAATACGCTAGCAATTCTAGTGCTTCTTTAGCAGGGGATACGCACACAGAAAACACACAAAATGTTACTGTGATACAAACAAACATGAAAGAGGATGATTATGAACTCGTCTAAGCCTTCTGAAAAAACATTAGAATTACTACTCCGGTATGAAGTTGGTGGAGGTAAGCCATATTATGAAAAATATCTTTCAAAATTTACTTGGCCTGGCGGAGCATCAGGACCAACAATTGCTATTGGAGTAGATTGTGCTTATTATTCAGAAAGTGAATTATTTAAAATATTTTCATTTCTTCCAAAAAATCAATTAATTCAAGTTCAAGGAGCTTCGGGAAAATCTGGAGAAAAGGGAAGGTTGTATACGGTTAAATTAAGAGCTGCAGGAATTACTGTAACTTGGGATAAAGCTCTTGAAATTTTTGAGCAACTTACGTGGCCAAAATTCACAAAATTAGCAGAAAAAACGTTTCCTGGATTGGAAAATTTGCACCCAGATGCTTACGGAGCCATTATATCTTTGGTGTTTAATAGAGGCACAAGTCTTGTTGGAGAAAAGCGAAAGGAAATGGCTAACATTAAAAATTTGATTTCTACAAAAAAATACAAACAAATTGCACAAGAGGTTCGTAACATGAAACGTATTTGGGTTGGAAAGGGTTTGGACGGTTTGATAGAAAGAAGAGAATCTGAGGCAAGATTAATTGAATCAGTCATATGAATAAAACGCCTAAAAAAAAGTTGACTTCGTGCGAAAATGAAGAAATTTTAAAAAGCATCGAAACTAGACAAAATTCTTTGAATAGCTTGTCTAAATATTTGTCAGAATTAGAAAGTCAGCTTGCTTTGGTGTTTGCTTCGTCACCTGATATAATCGTGTTCTTAGATCAAGATTCTACGATATTAAAAATAAGTGATGCAGCTTTTACTATATTGGGTTATACACGATCAGATTTAGTTGGTAGGCCAATATGGGATTTTATTGATTCAGAAGATGCTATAGAAACTCGTAAAAAATTTTTAGAATTAAGAGAAAAAAAAGTAATGTACTTTGATGGGCAAAAAGCACTCGTCAATCATTGGATATCTAAAAGCGGAAACAAAGTAAAGTTAGTATGGAGATTTTCTTTGTGTGACGAGAGAGAAAATCAAACAATTGGTATTGCATCTGACATTACTCAGTTTAGTCCAAATAATGCTTATAGCTATAAATTGCTAGAAAAAGCAGTAGAGTCTTCAACAGACGGAATTGTGATTACAGATGCACAACACCCGGACAATGTAATGGTGTATGTTAATAGCGCTTTTGAGAAAATTACGGGATATACGAGTAACGAATTAATAGGCAACAACTGCAGAATGCTGCAGACGGACGACACAAAAAGTTCCAGAGCACTTAAAACTCTGAGATCTTGTATTAAATCCGGAAAAAATTGCGACGTATTGCTGCAAAATAAAAGAAAAAACGGAGAAGTATTTTATTCTAGATTAGCAATATCGGCTGTTATTGAACACGGAGTAGTTGTTAACTTTATTGGAGTAGTCAGGGATATAACAGATAAAATTGACGTAAAATATGAGTGGTCTCCAAACGCAGAAAGCGGATTTATACATTTAAGCAATCGCCATGAATAACAAATTTGAACAAAGCAACATAAATCATTATGAAGGGAACGGCTGGTCTAAATATCAGCTGATGGTGTTGCAACAATTAGAAGACCATCACAGATTGTTGCAAAATCTAAACAAAGATATTAATGAGTTAAGACAAGCAAACGCAGTGTCAGATACAGAGCTAAAAATGTGGAGATCTCAAACAATGATTACCGTTCAAAAGTTGGAAGAGGAAGTTGATGAAATACTGTATGATGAAAAAGGACTAAACTCTAAAGTATCAACAATTGAGAGAGAGCTGAATATAGAAGAACAAGCAAGTACTAAATGGAAGGCCACATTGGCTCTTTATGGTTCTATAGCAGTATTTTTACTAAATACCATTGTGCAAATAGTTACAGCATATATTAAAAAGTAATATGTTTTTTATTGGCAATCAAGGGCCTGTAATTGAAAGGGATCCAACCATTCAACAGCTTAAACAAAATGTTGCTGATAGATTGTGGGATATTGTTAAAGAAGAACCAGTAAGTACACAAGAAAATAAAATAAAATTTGTGTCTTTCGAAGATGCTTTAAACGAATTAATTGCTGTAAATAGTCTTTGATTGTTTAATTTTTTTTTTTGTTGCCTTGTTTGTTTAATTGCCGTATAGTGGTCCTTGTAACAATCAAACATATGACTACACTAACACTTGAACAAGCCACGACAATAGTCCCAGCAATTGGAGCAAATTCCCCATCCGACCGCGTATCCAATCGCTATCAATTTGTGTCGACCCGAGACATTCTTGAACGTGTACAGCAAGACGGGTGGACAATTACGAACGCAACCGCTCAAAACCGTTCTCCTTATGCTCAACACCGAATCACTTTGGTACACCAAAATGATCTCAGTACAGCAAATGATTCTAATTCAGAGGGTATTCCTCGTATTGAAATGTTTAACTCTCATGACCGAAGCAAACGGTTGATGTTTGCAATTGGTTTTTTTCGTTTTGTTTGTTCAAACGGTCTTATTGTAGCTTCCGGTCCTGCTGAAACAATTCGAATTAAGCATCGTTTTTCAGGAGACCGTTTGTCTGAAATTATGGAGCAAGTTTCTCAAATTTCTAGTCGTTTTCCTACAATTCAAAATACAATTAATAATTTTAAGTCCCGCGAGATGGCTGAAGATGAGCAAGTTTTGTTTGCTCAATACGCAATTAAGGGTCGTTTTAATTATCGACCAGCAATGCCTAAACGTTTTCAAGATACAGAACGTACCGTAGAACGGCTTTTGCAATCACGTCGAGATGCTGATTCTGGTAATTCCGTTTGGCAGGTATACAACCGCGTTCAAGAAAACCTTATTAGTGGCATGGAGGGTTTCTCCCGTCCTATCCGAGGATATTTTGACAACGTTCGAGTAAACCAACTTTTGTGGAAAGGTGCTGAAACCACGCTTCGGTTTGACAAACAACAACTCCGCTCTGCATTAATGGATCTTATTACTAAAGACGGCAAAAAAAATAAAATATCTGCTTGATAAAAATAAAAGAATAATTCTTAAGCTTCTGAATATGACTAGAGGAAAGATTCAATATTATTTTAAAGGAATAAAAATGAAAGAAGAGCCAGGAATTGTAGTTAACTCTACTTGTTGTGAAGTAACTGTTTCTAGGGATATTGATGGACAAATAATAAATTTTGTTCATCAAGAAGGTAAGTGGTTGTTGTCAGGCAATACAACTTCTAATAGTCTTCTATTTGGCACTCAGTTTATTTTTAATCATTAAATGAAATTTTTTAACCAGAAGCTTACCAAAAAACAGCTTAGAGTGACAATTTGCAAGTTTGCTAAACAAATAGGTGTAAAAAAAGTAATTTTTAATAATAACGGAAAAAATGTTAACGGTACATACAATTCGAAAACGCAAGTATTGTACCTCAACAACAAACAGATTAAATCCAGAATGTTGTGTACGTTTTTTCATGAACTTGGACATCATACAGCAGTTGAGCAAAATAAATGGAAAAAATATCACCATTGCTTAGTTCCGTTTATGACAGTGGATGCAATTTTTAATATTGAAAATAAAATAGATCAAATTGGTAAAAAACTTTGGCACAAACACGTTGACATCAAACAGTGGGGGATGTATAAATACGGGTATCCAAAATCACAAAAAAATAATATTATAAAAAATTTTATCAGCAAACAATAATGAGTAACCTAACAGCATACGTATACAAAGATGGAGACAAATTTTATTTTGACTCCGAAAACTACAACGATAATGGACTAAGTCTGTCAATTGATTACGAAGACGGAGACATGATTAAGTGGACTTGGGAAGGCAAAAAAATGACGGGAATTTTGAGAGAAGAAGGTCGAAATCTAGGTCTCTTTGCCATTGAAAATACGATGGTTCACGGATGAGAGTATTTACAGAACTATCAATTTTTAACAGAATCACATTTGTTGAAAAAACACATTCTTACTTGATAGACGGACAACCAGCAAATAAATTGTCTGTCACGAGGTTGTTAAAAAAATTTAAAAAAGAATTTGATAAACAGGGTTCTGCAGAGCGAGTTGCTAAAAGGACAAGAACAACAGTGCAAGCCGTATTGGCTGATTGGGAGCTTGGTAATCTTTATTCAACTACGTTGGGATCAATGCTGCACAAATATATTGAAAATTATTATTGCAACAAGCGTGTAGAATTCGAGGGAAATTTTAATGGGCTGGGGTTTGATGAAAAAAAGAAAATTGGTGAAACTCTACCAACACTAATTGGTTATTTTCAAAATTTTTATAACGACAACAAACATTTAATTTGCGTTAAAACCGAAATTGTGCTCGGTGACATCAATGACACTAAGGTTTGTGGTATGTCAGATCTTCTTTGTTATAACACAGAAACAGATCAATTAGAGATATTAGACTTTAAGACGAACAAACGAATGGAAAAAAAGAGTCCATATGGAGATTTATTTTATCCATTTGATGATATGTCCGAAGGCGAAATTAATGAATATACAATACAGTTAAACACATACAAATATTTTGTAGAAAAATACACAAATTTAAAAATCGATAAACTAAAAATTGTTTGGTTTAATGTCGTGAACGACAATTATAAAATTTTCGAGCTAGAGGATATTCAGCCAAAAATTAAATTAATGTTTGATAAATTCAAAGCAGCTTCTTTATTTGAAGAACAATAAACAACGATAATATATACACTGGTGCTGCTATAATAATATTAGAACACACTAGAGCAGACATAACAGATAACCAAAATATTAAACAAAGTGGGCAACTAACCATCTTTAATATAAACTTGAAATATCTATTATTTGAGCCCAATGAAAGATCGTATAAAAAATCAGGAAAATATTTAGTCGGGTCATTTTTAATAAAAGAAGTGTATTTTAGTCTAACATTTTCAGCAATTTTTAATAGCTGACTGTAGTGAATAAACCAATCCGTATAAAACCAAATAATTGATATTGCAGAAATCCAAAATGTGCAGTAAAAAATTTCTACAATTAGCATAAATAAATATAACTTAATTATGAAATTTGATGATCTATACAACAGAGTGGTTTTTGTCGAGCAAGAAAATACAGAGGTTGCTCATCCGGATGATTTTAATGACGTCGAGCCAATGCCTCTTGCTGAGCCATCTTTAGAGTCAGACGAACCTGCTCTAGCAGCCGACACTCAAGCAACTTCAGGACTTACTGATTATATCAAATTAACGTTAGATTTTGTTAAAAAGTTACAAGACTCGGATGGAGGAGAGTCTTTACAAACATTAGTAAAGCGTTTGGATTTTCCTGGTTCTGGGTTTGATGGTATTAGTTCAGGAATGAGTTCAAAAATTTTAGCCGCAGTCAAAGCTGTCCAAGACGTTACAGCTGAACTAGTTTCTCGCAACATTCACGCTGCTAAAAACAACTCTTGATTAATTTAGGTATTCACGTATCTTAAAAACGTGGAGCTAAATCAAGAATTTCTTATAGAGACGTTTTATTCTTATTGCAAAAGACCTTTGCATAGGAAGTATCAGAACGTTTTTAATGCAGAATGTCCCGTTTGTAAGGAAGGAAAGTCCGCCGGTAGATCTAGGCGTTTATTTTATTTTCCTCATAAGCAGTATTTCTTTTGTCATAATTGTTCTAAGTCCTGGAAACCTTTTGAATGGGTCAAAGAAGTAACTACTCTTACTGTTCCAGAAATTATAAAAAGAAATAACGAAAAATCCGGAGAGATTACAAAATACACAAAACTCAACAAAGTTACTCCTTTAAGTGCTAACTTTGTTATACCTGATCTTCCAGAAAGTAGTATTGAGCTCACAGACCCAACTCAAGTAGAGTTTTATAAAGACAATAAGTTTATTAAATTAGCTTTAGAGTATTGTCAAAACAGACGATTGTTGACAGCTGTTAATACATGCAAACGGTTTTTCTTGTCATTAGAAGACAAAGTACATAAAAACCGTTTGGTTATTCCTTTTTATGATAATTCAAATAAGGTAGTATGTTACCAAACCCGATCTTTAACTAAACACCAATTTCCTAAATACCTGACAAAGTTTGGAGAAAAAGAATTATTTGGAACTAATAACATTGATTCAGAAATTCCTTATGTTTTTGTTTTCGAAGGTCCAATTGATTCTATGTTCGTAAAAAATGGAGTAGCAATGGCTTCTTTAGCACCTACTGAAAAGCAAATGCAGCAGTTAAGCAATTTGTTTGGTTATGAGCAAATTTATGTTTTTGATAACGACAAAAATAATAAACAGACAGCTAAGAAAATTGAAAAGTATATTAAAGAAGGAAAAAGGATCTTTATTTGGCCAAAAGAATTTTCCAAGTTTAAAGACTTCAATGAAGTTTGTTGCAATTTAGGATTAGATGAAATTCCGTGGAAGTTTGTTTTGAAGAATTCTGCAGAAGGACCAGAAGCATTAATAAAGCAAAAACTTCTTAGGTCCCAGCCATTTTAGTTCCAAGCATACCAGCTTGAGCTATTTGAGTTGCTGCTCCAAGTTTTCCTGACCAATCCGTTGGTTCTCCTTCTCGAATATAATTTCCTAAGTCTCGAATTTTGTTTATTAAGTCTTCAGCTGAATCGTTTCCGGATTTGGATTGAACGTCGATATTAGCTAACGTATACCCTCCTTTAGGTATTGACATGTTTTGTTCGCTCGAAGAAAGAGATGAGTCTGTAGTATTAATAGGGGTATCGGTTTGTGTTTGTTCGCTCGAAGAAAGAGATGAGTCTGTAGTATTACTGGGGGTATCAGTTTGTGTTTGTTTGCTTTTTGAAGAAGCCTGAGTAGCAGCGTTTTGCAATAAAGAATTAAACGAATCGTTCTTGTTGCTCGAAAGAGATAGTACAGAAGCTGAAGGACTTGACATTCCTGTCAATTTTAATAATTCTTCCTCAGAAATTTTAGCTATTTCTTGGTTCTGTGTTTGGTTTATTACTGTAATAGTTTTATTAATTTTATCATGAATAATTTGTGTTTTTTCGTCCCCAATATTAGGGCCGGCCATGATGGATTTAGTAGCTGTCGCTTCTGTTAAAATTTTGCAGTAGTTTAATACAGATCTATTAAAATTTGACAAACGTTTTTCAAAAACAAAATTACCATCTTTAAGTGTATTTTTTACAAATATTTCTAAATTATTTGGTTTAATTGTGTCAGAAGCAAATTGTGCGACTTGATTGTTATAATATTTGCGAATAGCATTTCCGAGTTCCAACAATTTTTCGACTGAAGCCTTATCGTAAAGTCTTGCGTATTTTCCTTTTATGAGTTGGCCTCCTCCTGCATAAGAGTTAATATTTCCATATAAAATGTCGTTTATAAATGAATTTGCGGCTGGTACCGTGTTCATTGGATCTCTAACTTTTTTGCGAGCCGACAGCAATCCTAGTACTGTTGTGTAAATACTTGCTTTTGGATCTTTTAAATATTTTTCTAAAGCTAATTCTCCTATAACGTTTTCGGTTAATTTTTTGCGAAGACCTGATTCCAGCATGCGAGCTTGAACAGTCAATGATGAGTAATCTAATGGCCATCCATTTTCTTTGGCTTGTTTATTAAAATATTCTATATATTCGTTAATACTTTCGGTTTGCTGCTCAATATTTATTACGCTTAAATTTTTTTCAAAATCATTAAACAGCGCTTTGTTTTTGCCGCTTAATTTTTGCACAATGTACAAAATAAAATCCACGAGAGGAAATGCCTCAACATACCGTGTAAACGGCGCAATTGTAAGTTGGTTTTTGTCAGCAGATTGTCTTATTGTTGATATAAGTGTTTTTAAATCATTCGTGCTTTGGAGAACTGGTTTTTTATAAATTTTTTGATACGCAGAATTAAATAGTTCATACGGTGTTTGATTATTATTAATTTTTGTTTCGGCAAAAAACCCATAACTAAGATCAGAAGAGCTACTGGTGGTCTGAATCACTTCCTCAACCTCGTTCAACAAACTTTCAACAATGCTTTCAAAATCAATCATTATGTTAATTATCATTTTGAGGTGAAAATTGCACACAAACTATTAAATAAGAATATGACAAAGACGTTCGATCAAATTTGCAAAGGAATTCTTGGAGAGATGGTGACTACTCCCACGACACCTACAGTGACTCCGGGACAGACTCCAAAGCCAGGAACGCCAGCTCCTAGTCAACTAACTACACAAAATCAGCAAAATTCTTCTCATGACCTTCCAGAAGAAGTTACTAAATTGTTCATCGCTGCTAAAACTCCACAAGAAGTCAATGCTGCTTATTTAAAGCTTCAAGAGCTAAACAAAACAAAACCAACTCAGCCTGCACCACAACCAAATGCAGCCAACCAACAAGCCTAAGACTCAAAGAAGTCGTTGCACTTTTTGCGGATCTACGGATCGAGGCAAAGGATGTCGATTTGGTCCTCATGGAGTACATTTTCATCCAGATGATACAACAAAATGTGCATATTGCGGGTCATCGGATTACGGAAAAGGTTGTAGAATAAATCCAACAAGCAATTTGCATATTCACGGTTCGGTTTATAATAATATGTACAAAGAAACAGTTCAAAGCTTCTTAGATAACAATATATTGCTGAAAGAACTTAAAAAAAATTACAAAGAATTTCAATGTTACGCTTTAGGTATTATTGATGAAAACGGAAACAAGATTAAAAATCCTGTAACAGAGTCAGAACAACTTTCGTATACCCCATTTACTAAAACTGTTTTAAAACTTAAAAAGTACCTTGGTTCTAAAATAGAATTAATGGAAGCAAGTGAGTGTTTGGATACAGCAATCAATCTTAATGAAAACATTGAACATTATAAAAAAGTTTTGATGTATCAAGATAAAGTGGAATCTATTGTTAACGAATTATATAAAACATTAGATGAAGCTCAGCAGGATGGATTACCTTTAGAAGATATTAAAAAGTTAGTAAAAGCTTAAATAAAATTATATGAAATTCCAATTTGATCAATTAGTATTAGAGTTATTAAAGGAAAACAAAAATTATGATCCAGGAGCTGATGGGTATTTAGAATCAAAAAATTTCAATTTAACTAAAGAAATTAAAGAAACCGTAGCAAGTATGCTCAAAGGAGAGTTTTCCTTACATGGAGTATATAACACGGACATAATTCAAAATCTCAGATTTGAAGAAGGAGTTATTAAAGGTACGCACTTTACTGGCGGCAATTTTGCTTGTAAGCTTAATAATATTAAGCCACAAAACGTATCCGTAGCAGTTAAAAATAAAACAAAGTAAGGGTTAGTAAAAGCTTGACATAAACAAGAAGTATTGTAAACTTCTTACATGTCTAAAGAAACATTAAACATCACACTCACAGAAGAAGGTCTTGCTTCAGTAATTTCCGCTTTGCTTTTTTCTTGTTCCGTCAACGTCACTTCAAATACAAACGAAGAATATCAGCAAGAATTGTTTGCTGTAGCTAAACAACTCAAAAAAGTTAAGCCAGATATCAAGCTTGACAATATCCAATTTTTGAAGGAAGATGATTATGAGGACTCACTTTCTGCTGATCTTTTGAAAGAATTTAAAAATAATTTAGAAGTGACTTCGTTTGATAATATTTGATATGGGAAATTATACTTCTACTAAAATTATTGAATTGGGTTCTTGTGCTTTTAGGCAATGGAAAGCTGACGGAACTCATTGTCGGTTCTTGCATGGGTATCGCTTGATGGCTAAGTTTTGGTTTGAATGTTCTGAATTAGATCACCGCAATTGGGGAGTCAATTTTGGAGGACTGAAAGAACTCAAACAAATCCTTCAAAAGCAATTTGATCATACTTTATGTATATCTGCTGATGATCCTCTTCTTGCTATATTTAAAATGTTGGACGGACAAGGTGGGTGCGAACTCCGAATTATGGATGGTGTAGGAATTGAAAAAACAGCAGAGTGGTGTTTTAATGCAGCTCAATTATTTTTAGAATCAAACGAAGAAACCCGCAATCGTTGCTGGGTTTCAAAAGTAGAAGTTTGGGAACATGAACAAAACAGTGCAATTTATACAAAATAAAAAAAATATGGATAACAACACAGAAGAAAATTATTTGCTGATTAGTGACGATGGACCTGGTTTTTTTACAATTGAGGGAGAAGGCGAGTACGTAGGACAACCGAGCGTTTTTATGAGATTGTTTGGTTGCAATCTTTCTTGCAAAGCATTCGTTTCAGAGAGTTCCCCTTATGGGTGTGATTCTTTTATTTCTTGGTCAAAAAAGAACAAATATTCGTTTGAAGAAATTTTTAATTTTTACGAAGAAAAGAATTTTATTGAACATCTTAGAAATAGAGCTATTTTTAAAATTACAGGAGGAGAACCTACACTCAGACAAGAACCGTTACTCAAATTTATTGACGCTTTTGTCATCCGTTACGGTTTTATTCCAAGAATTGATTTTGAAACCAATGCTACCATTCAACCTGATGAACGTTGGGTTACTAAGTTTGGAGCAACCTTCACAACATCTCCAAAATTAACTACAAACGGAGATCCAGAAGAAAAAACATACAAACCAGAAGTTCTCAAATGGCATGTTGATCACAATTCGGGTTTTAAATTTGTCATTACTTCAGATCGGGACATTGAAGAAATTTGGAGAAAGTATGTAGAGGATTTTGAGGGTATCAACGTACCATTACAACGCATTTGGTTTATGCCTTGTTGCGGTTCAAGAGAAGAACACATTGAAAGAGCACAAGCTGTAGTAGAATATGCAAAAGCAATGCATGTCAATTTTAGTCCTCGTCTTCACTTACTCGTTTATGACATGGCACTCAAGGTTTGATTTAATTTAAAACATCTTTAAATAAACTTTATGAAAATCGCATTGATGGGTGCTCACTGTGTAGGGAAATCTACATTAATTGAAGAATTTATTAAACATTGGCCAATGTACAAAAAGCCAGAAAAAACTTACAGAGACATTATTAAGGAAAAAAATCTTAATATTAATATGCAAGGAGACAAAGAGTCACAAAGAGCAATTCTTAATGCCTTAGTTGATGAAGCTCAGCTTGCGAGTACGTCTGACGACAAACATATTATTTTTGATAGATGCCCAGTAGACAACATTGCTTATACACTCTGGCATTACGCAAAAGGGACGGAAGGATTTACTCCGGAGTTTGTAATGACTTGCAAGGACATTGCGGCTCTTTCCTTGAAACATATTGATCTTATTTTTTATGTTCCAGCTCGTAAAGAAATTCCTATTACTCCGAGAGAAGGAAGAGAAACAAACGAAGCATTTCGAGAAGAAATTGACAATATTTTTGACTCATTGGTAGAGTCTTACGAAAAAAATACTGGAGCATTTTTTCCTTCAGAAGATTGTCCTGCTGTGATTCGTCTTGAAGGTCCACCAGATATGAGAATTCCTCAGATCAAGCTTTATATTAAAGACAATGGTAACTGCTTTGGAGAAGAAGATGGTTCTTTAATTGACGCTTCTAAGGTTGTATTAGACGCAGAAAAACAACCTTTTTAAGTAGTAGGTTTTAACTTTAACCTCAAAGCAAAGTCATTAAACTTCCTTTGAGGTTTTTGTCGTTTAAGGCTGTTTTCAGCAGCGCTTTCAAGGTCTGGAGAATTAAGATCAAACTTACCACAATATGGTATTGGAAGCTGGCTCATCATTCCGTCAAAATAACTATCTACAAAGTTGCCAATCCTTTTTGTAATAGCTTTTTTAGAAATACACAACACTTTTGGAAACGGACTTTGGGTTGTTTTATAAGTGGATTCAATACTCTTAAAACAAAATCCTAGAATAATACGTCTTCCATCTGCACTGTTAAGTTGAATGTTATTTTTACGAGCAAAATCAGTAGCAAATCTCAATCCTTGTTCAAAAGAAGGATAAATATCAATTACACAAATTCTGGATTTTGGAAATGTTTTGATCATAGCTTAAAGTTTTTAGGTGGCTTACCAATACGCACGTTTAATATACCATTATAGAAATGCTCACTTAATATTACGTCTTGTTCAATTTGACGCTTTATTTCTTTATATCCCAATTCCCATTTAGATCCACCCCACTCTAAAATAGTAAATGTAAATTTGTCTTTGCCATACTTAGCAATATCTTCGTTTAGCTCTTTTGACGAGCCAGTATAAGTCTTCCAATCGCTTTCCTTATGGTCAATACGGTTTCTTGTCTTTCCTTTCAATGGTTTTCTTTTAACTCGAGAAATGCATTGTTTTTTGCCAATGTATTTTTTGGGTTCCGTCAACGCGTTGTTGCTGATTTCGTAAATGAAACCAAAAGCCTCTTGATTATAGTTCAATCCTTCAGCAAGTTGCCAGTGTCCTAAATCCATAAAAATTTATTTGGATTTCTTTTTGTTTTTGGATTTTTTCTTGCGCTTGTTCATACCGGAGCGTGTAATAACCCCACCAAATAAACTTTTGGGAGTGCGAGCATCTCCGGGAGCATAATTATCCCCGCTAAATTCAGTGGCAGTAGCTCCAACGTTTGGTCCAAAAGCGGATCCAGCTCCACCAGCAACTACGTCTTCGTTAAGGACTTCTTCAACTATTTTTTGAAATTCCATAAAAGTAATTAAGAAAAATAGTTGACAATTATACTAAGTAAACGATATTAACTACATCACTGTTAGTGCCACCCAAAGCGTAATAGCGGGGCTTAGTAGTAAGATAAACAAACAGGAGTCAGTGATTAATAAATTAAAAACACATCTCGAAGTGCGCTAATTGCGTGACCGTTGTTTAGCATTTTTGCTAGGACCGCTCAAGCCAGCCCTTATAGGACAACCGAGGGGGCATACTAATCACAAGATTTTTTGAAGCTTGTTACACCCGACTGAGACTCGTTTTATACGGAGTATTAAAGATTGGAGGTTTTCCCTAATAACGGGGGACCTCCCTCCTTCAATCTGAATTGCCGGAATATAAAGATATATTATAAAAGGGCGGGAGAAAGAAAAGTAGATTTTTTATTTTTTTGGTTTATTGTTTATAAATTAAATGGAAGAAAATACCTCTAAAGATTTGTTTATTGAATACCATCAAAAGATAGAAGAATTTCTTAAAATTGATGAATTGAATATGAAAGACGCACAAATGGCTCTTCCTTCAGTTAGGCATTATTGGGTTGGACGTTTAATGTTCCATAAACAACAAATCAACAAACTCAAAAAGGCTAAAGAAAAAGCTACAAAAACCCTTCGTGTAAAATTAGAAAATGAATCTCCTATTGGGTTGAGTCCAAAAACAATTGCTGAATCTATTTCTAAGCATGAAATAATGCAAAAAATTGATGATCAAATTATTGACAATGAATTGCTCGTGGAGTATTTGACCAAAGTAGAATCTAATTTTAGAGATGCTCAATACGGAATGAACAATCTTACAAAAATTATCACGCTAGAAACAACATAATGGAAGTAATTTTTGATTTTGATACGGTTGCTAGAAAACCTAAAATCATTTCCGAATATCTTGATCAGATCAGGGAACATTTTTCAATTGAAGATAAAGCTCTAGTATTCCTAAGAAAAAGAACAGGCCGAAATATGCCAGTCAGAAAATACGCAATATCCAACAAAGGATATTTCGACCTTCCTTTTTTTGATGAAATTTGTAATGAAATTAAAATAAACTTTCCGTCATTGCAAATAAAAGTTACTTCTAAACTTACAGAAAAAATTAACGCAAACCCTATAGCTGATCAGCACGTACCTCTTAATTTAACCCCTAGAGATTATCAAACAGAATCAGCAAACGAGGCTTTGCGTAAAGGTAAGGGCATAATTGTGCTTCCAACATCTGCAGGAAAGACACTTGTAATTGCTCTCATTGCTTCAACAATCCTTAAAGAAAAGGATTATAATATACTTGTCCTTGTTCCAGATATTCAATTGGTTCAACAAACGTATCAGGATTTTTTAGATTACGGTATTTCAAAAGACTTAATTTCTAAATGGACAGGAAATTATGAATTTTCCCCAACTAAAATTGTTGTTGCTAACAATCAAATATTGCTTTCAAAAAAACAAAATACCGATATTTTGGAAAGATTTCAAACAATTATATGCGATGAGTGCCATAAAATTTCCACGGCACATAAAATTTCAAATCTTGTTAAATCTTTAAAAGCGGAACATATGTTTGCGTTTACGGGTTCGTTGCCAGAAAGTAAATTTGATGTGTGGACAATTAATAGAATTTTTGGATCTGTGATTTATTATAAAAAATCAATTGAATTAAGACAAGATAAGTTTATTTCAAAAGTAAGAGTTGTTGCTCTTGAATTAAATTACAAAAACATTCCGCAATTCACAAAGCCTTCAATGTCAGAACCCACAGCTGGATACGAAGAAGAAACTACATGGTTGCACACAAATGAATATAGAAATTCTGTTATCGCAAAACTTATAAACAAGCTTGAAACAAACACACTTGTTCTTGTTGATCGTATTGTACATGGAGAACATTTGCTGGAATTTTTGAAAACTACAACAAACAAACAAATATTTTTTATTCAAGGTTCTGTTGAGGTAGAAGAGCGAGAAAAAATGAGAGCTTTAATGGAAGAAACCTCTGGTGTTGTATGTATTGCTATTTCTAAAATATTTTCTACTGGTATTTCAATTAAAAATTTGCATAATATAATTTTTGCATCTATCGGAAAAGCTCGTATTAAAATTATTCAATCAATTGGAAGAAGTTTGCGTTTGCATCACACTAAACAAATTGCTACTATTTTTGACATAGCAGATGTGTGTTTAAAATACGGATACACTCATTTTGAGGAAAGAAAGCGTTTATATGAAACGGAAAATATTCCATTAATTTCTTCTGAGCTTGTTGAAAAATAATACAATACATATATAATCCACTTTTACATGAATCCAGCCATACCGCAAAAAAGAGTCCGAAGAACAAAAGAGGAATTGAAAGATGTTTATATTGATCCGACTGAAATGGAAACATTAATAGAGCAATATTATGCTTCTGAGGAAGATATTATTTCCGAACGTCTTGCTGAAATGATTCAAATGATTGCAGTACGCTTAGGTCTTGCGCGTAATTTTTATTCGTATAGTTTCAAAACCGAGATGCAAGGAGATGCCATTGTCAAAATGATGACTGCGCTAAGGCGCAAGCGGTTCAAGTGTAATTCTGGGTACAATCCATTTTCTTATTTTACTAAAGTTGCTTATCACGCTTTTCAAAATTGCATTAAGAAAAACAAAAAAGATTTTGAAACGCTTAAACGATACCAAGAAGAAATATACGAAAATCATGTTTGTAGTGGGTATATTCCCTCTAGAAAAAATACACACAATATTTCTAGCGACGATTATACACAAAACGGTCACTATGAAGGTTAATCCTAAAAACAATAAAGTTCTTTTTTTCTCAGATTTGCATTTGGGGGTGCATCAAAATTCCCAAACCTGGCACAAGATTTGTTTAGATCTTGCTGAGTGGATTAATGTAGTAATGAAAGAACAAAAGCTAGATACTATATTTTTTGCTGGTGACGTATTTCATGATCGACATGAAATTGGTGTTAACACTCTTCATACTGCAAAAAAATTCTTTGATACGCTAAAAGAATATCAAATTCACATTGTTCCTGGTAACCATGATGCGTTTTTGTCATCAACAGTTGAAGTCAATTCGGTAGAAATTCTTGAACAAACAAACATCCATGTTTACACTAATCCAACCACTATAGAAGTTAATGATAAACTTGTCACGTTTTGCCCGTGGAAAACAGTTGTAAAAGATCTTGAAAAGGTTGATATGTTAGTTGGTCATTTTGAAATTGCTAACTTTAAAATGAATGCCACAAAAATTTGTGATCACGGAGATTCATCTACGGATCTTTTAGAAAAAGCAAATGCTGTAATAACGGGACATTTTCACTATAAAGAAACCAGAAATTATGAAGGGAATAAATACGTAATGTATTTGGGTTCTCCATATGAAATGGATTTTGGAGATCGAGATCAACAAAAAGGAGTCACTGTTATTGATTTTGATGATTTAACTAAATTTGAATTTATTGAGAACAATATTACTCCAAAACATTTTCGATTAAAAATTTCAGAGCTAGTTCAGAAAAAATATCAAGATTTGCCAGCTCTTATTAAGGGTAATATTATTAGTGTGTATGTTGATATTAAAATAGACACATTAACTCTTGATTTGCTAATATCTAAATTAACTCAATACGGACCATTGCAATTTAGAACTGAGTTTAATATTTTAGATACTGCTCAAATTGATACTAAAGATGTTAAAAAGTTATCTATCGATATTGAAACAGCTTTTCATGAATTTGTAGATCATGTTGACACTAGAGCTACCAAAAAAGAAGTACTTGATAAATGTCTAGAGTTGTATAAATTATGTCAAACATCTCATGAGTAATACAAAAGAAAAAATTGGGGTCGGTATCGTGACTCATGAAAGGTTAAATTATTTAAAAACTTTGTTGGAATCGTTGCTTCCTTGCAGAGATGTCATTGACGAACTTGTGGTAGTTAATGACGGAAAACCAATTGATAACTTTAAATTAAAATTTGGAGAATGGCTACAAAATGAAACCAATCAAGGTGTTGCTAAGTCCAAAAACAGAGCAATGAAGCATCTTTTTGATAAAGATTGTGATTATATTTTTATCATCGAAGATGACATGATAATTAAAGATAATTCAATTTTTCAAAAATATGTGGAAGCTCATAAGGTTAGCGGTATACATCACTTCAATTACGGCCCTGGTTCTCCATTTAACCGCAAACAAACTATTAAAGACTTTGATTTGCACAATAGACACTTGCTTGACGAGAAAACTGAACCAAACCCAAAACTAATTGTAGATTATAAAGTGTGCAAAATTGCACTATACGAGCACACTGTTGCTATGTTCTCATTTTTTACAAAAACCTTGTTAAAGCAAGGTTTAGGTTATATGTGTGAGGATTTTGATAATTGTTGGGAACATGTGTCAAGTACAAACTACATTATTAGAGCAGGATATCATCCTCCGTTTTGGTGGTTTGCTGATTTAGCTAATAGCCACGATTTAATTACAGAGGCTCCTGGAGCAATTGAAAACTCGTCAATTGCTAAAGATAAATCCGAATGGATGAAGAAAGTAATGGCTGGCAGAGAAATTTACAAAACCAAGCATGGGTACTATCCAAATCAACCTCCTTTGTATACTGAAGAGCAAGTTATAGAAGTTTTAAAACAATTAAAGAAAAATAAATGAACGAAATTATTACATTTGGAAAAGGATATAATCTAAGTCCAGGCATTAAAGTATTTGTAAAAAGTGCAAAACAATTTTGCAATAAGCTAACAATTATCTGCTCGAGTTTAACTTCCGAATTAATGGAATTTTTAAAACAAAATGAAGTTAATATTGTAAGCGCTGACGATATTGCTAAAACTCACAACGTACAAATTAATATTTCTCCTTATACACTAAAGGTTATTTTCTTTTACTTGTATTGCAAACATTATTGTACTAGTAGTAATGTGTATTTGTGCGATTTTACTGATGTTTGTTTTCAAAAAAATTTATTTGAAATAATTGCAAACGAAAAGCCCTATGTGACAAGTGAAAACTATTTGATTGCAAATTGCCAAACCAATACTACTTGGATTAATCTTTGTTATAATGCAGATATTTATAATCTTCTTAAAAAATACGAAATTGTTAATGGTGGGAGCATTCTCGGAAAACTGCCTTTAACTATCGATTTGCTTAAAGAAATGTGTATAGACATGACACAAATTATTTCGAGAATCGGGAACTATCAAAACATTGATCAGGCTTCGTTAAACAAAGTAGTTTATTTTGATCAAGCTCGTTATAATATTTTAAACAACTTAGAAATAGCAAATCTAGCTCATTTTGGAAATGCTGATACAGTATTAGAAAAAAATAAAGTATGTATTAATAAAAAACAACCATACGTACTTCATCAATACGATGTTATTAAACCTTTAGAAAATTTTTTATATGAGCAATTTAACTAATAAGTTTGATGTAATTGTTTTGTCATTAGCTGTTGACAAACAAACATTCGAAACCACTAAAACTTGTGTAGATTCGTATATTAGCACAGCTGATGAGCTTATTAATAAAATTTATGTCGTTGAAACTAATCAGGAATTTGATGAAGATTACAATCAACCAAAAGTTGAAGTAATAAAGCCAGGGGAGCAATTTAATTACAACAAATTTTATAATATTGCGTTGGAAAAATGCGAGGCTGAATTTATTATCGGTCCAAATAACGACTTAATAATTCAACCAAATTGCTTGCAAACAATTGTTAAGGAATTTAATAATACCAATGCAATTCAGTCAATTTCGCCAATTGATAGAAACTGGCACAGACATACAAAAATGTATTTGCCGTCTGAAAATAAAATTTACTATGGAACAGAGGTGTCTTTACATATGTATGGTTGTATTTTTTGTTGCAGAAGATCTGTTTTTGAAAAAATTGGTTATCTGGATGAAACATTTTACTTCTTTTACCAAGACAACGACTATGTCATGTCACTGGAAAGGTGCGGCTTGCTTCACGGGGTTCATACAGGTGCAAGAGTAACTCATCAATCAGGTCATTCGAACAAATATGCTGAAGAGCGACTCCAGTACACTCCAAAAAATATGAACGATCAAGGCAATCTTTTGGCTAACAAATGGAATAGCGAACCGTTTAAATCCGGAGGTTATAAACAATTTAGACAATACAAATGAAAACAATTGCATTTCATTCTAATCAATTAGGCATTAGAGGGACGGAAGTTGCTTTATATGATTATGCTCTTTATAATGAAGAAATTTTAAACAATAAATCATACATTATTTCTTGCGCAAAAGCAGATCTTGCTACTTTAAAAAAATTTCAAAATAAATTTGAAGTATTTTTGTACGATCAATTTCATGATTGTTTTGATTTTGTTAAAGACAAAAATATTGAATATGTGTATTATATTAAAGCTGGAGATAACGACGGAAAAATAATTCCTAAGGTTAAAAATTTAATTCATGTTGTATTTCAAAACAAAGACGTGCATGGAGACAAATACGCATATATTTCAAATTGGTTAGCCAACAAAATGAATATGGAAAGCAGTTATGTACCTCATATTGTTTCTTTACCGGAACCAGAAACAAATTACAGAAAACAATTAGGTATTTCCAAAAAAAATATCGTTATTGGAAGATACGGAGGATACGATGAATTTGATCTTCCGTTTGTTCATAAAGAAATTTATAATATATTGCAATTAAGAAGCGATATTAAATTTTTGTTTATGAATACAAGACCGTTTGGACCAGAACATTCAAATATTATTTACATCAACGGAACTCACAACATTCAAAACAAGTCTAATTTTATTAATACATGTGATTATATGATTCACGGAAGAAATCATGGAGAAAGTTTTGGTTTAGCAATTTGTGAATTTTTGTATGGCGGAAAACCTGTTATTAGTTGGAAAGACGGATTAGATAGACACCACATTGAATTGTTAAAAAACAAAGGAATATGGTACGAGAATTCAATTCAATTATATAATATTCTTATTAACCTTGATAAACAATACAAAGATATTACATCAAGTGATTGTAAAATGTTAGTTAAACAATTTTCCCCAAAAAACGTTATGGACCGTTTTAATAAAATATTTTTGCAATGAAAATTTTATATTTGACTAAAGGAGATCACGTAGATTATCAAAATGATTGTTTGCTTATCGGATTTAAAGAATTATTTGGATCAGATGTAGTGGATTACAATAAGCAATCTCACAATTACGTTACATATGATGAGCAAGCAGCTAAAAGTTTGTACGGAATGGGAATGTCCGTTACAAGAATACTACCGGATTTAGAAGTAGATAGAACAGACATTACTGCTAAAATTAAAAATAAATATTTTGATTATATTGTATACGGCTCGATTTGGAGATGTAACGACTACATTCAAACAATTCTTGAATATTACCCAAAACATAAGGTTATTGTTGTTGATGGAGAAGACGAATCCAATATTCACAAAATTTTTGATTTAGGAATTTTATACTTTAAAAGAGAATTGCAATATAAGCATGAAAGATTGTTTCCAATATCTTTTGCTATACCTACCTCTAAAGTAAATTTTATCAAAAATAAAACAAGAGATATTGCTATCTGTAATCCTGCAGACCGCTCAACTTACATTTATAAAAATGAAAAAGATTATTATGAAGGTTATCAAGAGTCTCGTATTGGTATTACTATGAAAAAAGCCGGCTGGGATTGTATGCGGCATTATGAAATTTTGGCTAATGGTTGTTTACCATATTTCATTAATATTGATAAGTGTCCTAATTTTACGATGACGTCTTTTCCAAAACAATTATGCATAGATTTAATCAATAATGCAAAAAATGTTAATGCTCAAACATTATATGATCAATTTGCTGACAAATTCGAGAATCATTTGTTAACGCACAATACCACGAATGCTTTAGCAAAATACGTAACTAATTGTTTGTTAACTAACATATGACAACAAACGTATTTTATCATTTATCTTCTTTAAATGATTACAAAGCGCGGTTTTGCTCTACTTACGAAAAGATCATGAAGAGTGGATTACTTGACAAGATTAATAACTTCTTTGTTATTACAGACTCTACTTCTGCTCATTTTTTAAATATGTTAAACGTCAATGTTATTAAGGTTGACAGCTTAATGGCGAGCGAGCGCCCAACGTTAATGTTTTTAAAAAATTTTGCTTTAGAGAATGAAGGATACAGTTTATATTTGCATTGTAAAGGTTCGTCTCGACCATACGATCAACGTATTCAGGATTGGATAAATATGCTTGAGTATTTTTGCATTGAGCAATTTGAACGATGTATTGAAGAGTTAAAAAACAATTATAATGTTGTAGGATGCAATTTTAAAAAAGATGCTGATGAGCCACATTTTTCTGGTAATTTTTGGTGGGCCAATAACAATTATCTTGCTACACTACCAGAATTAAATTCTGACGATAGAATAAGATGCGAAATGTGGATAGGTAAAGGAGTAAATTTAAAAGCTAAAACCTTACACGATTCACCAATAAACCACTATAACAAAACATATCCAGCCAGTAAATATACAACAAATTAACATTATGGAAAGAACAGAAATTATTAATCGTCTTATTGCAAAACACAACTACAAAAATTATCTTGAAATAGGAGTTCAATACGGTCACAATTTTAGAGACATAAATTTACCAAGAAAATGCAAAACCGCTGTTGATATTAAAAAGCAAATTCTAGATTTTGAATATTTTCTAGACCACGAGACCACGAGTGACGAATTTTTCAAACAAAATACAAAAAAATACGACATTATTTTTATTGACGGGGACCATAGCTTCGAACAATCATATTTAGACGTAACAAATGCTTTGCAGTGTTTAAATCTTGAAGGAACTATTGTTTGCCACGATTGCTATCCAACAACAGAAGAGCTTGCTAGCTTTAGTTTTATGGGAACGGTATACAAGACCATTTTAAAGTTGCGGATGACAAGAACTGATTTAAATATTTTTGTTGTAAATACTGATTGTGGTTGCGGAGTAATACAACGTTGTGCTCCGCAAGAAAAACCACCCGTTCAACATGATGAATCATTATATGTTTACAAAAATTTTATAACAAGAGCAAAAGAATATTTAAATTTAAAAGAAACCAGCGAGTTTATTTCAACGTTAAATTAATAAATTATGATTAATAAAGAAAAATGGACCTTGAAAAGAAGAGATGGCGTATCTTCAGCATGGAAAGGTTTGGAAGATTACATCAATCCAATTATTAAGAATTTTAACATACAACCCAACACTGCCTTAGAATTTGGAGTAGATCTTGGTTACAGTGCTGATATTTTTTCACAAGTATTTAATAAAGTTGTTGGGGTTGATTCGTTTATTGGAGACGTTCACATTAGACACGAGCAAGGAGATGGTTTTTATCACTCTGTTAAAAATTCTTTTATTGACACAAACGTAGAAATCATTAGATCCTCTTTTGAAGACTTTATTGCGAATAACAAAAATCAATATGATTTAGTTCATATAGATATTGTTCATGAATATGCTCCAACTTTTGCATGTGCTGACTGGGCTATTCAACACAGTAATGTAGTTATTTTACATGACACTGTTTCATTTCCGGAAATTTATAAAGTCTGTGAAGATATTTCCTGTAAACACAACGCTAAATTTTACAACATAACTGATCATTTTGGTTTGGGAATTCTATACAAAAATAGTTGAAAAATAAAATAGCTACTGTACTCTAGTAACAGATGCGATTTATTACGTTTAAAACCCTCGAAGGTAGAAATTTTTTATCTTTTGGAGACAGTCTTGTTCATGTTGATTTAAGGCCAGGCGTTAACGCTATTATTGGTACCAATTACGACAAAGAAGATTCTAAAAACGGAGCTGGTAAATCTAGTATTACCGAATTACTTTACTATTCGTTGTATGGCAATACGCTTCGAGAAATTTCTAAAGATCATATTCAAAATAGTTTAACTAAAAAACGTTGTGAAGTATCATTAGAATTTGACGTCACCTCAAATAGTGTGACTGATTCTTATAAAATTGTAAGGATGCTTAATCCAACAAAATGTTTGCTTCTTAAAAACGGACAAGATGTAACTAGATCAACTCTTGCTAAAACAAATGCTTTAATTCAAGAATTAATTCATACTCCAGCTACAGTTTTTCAAAACTCAGTTATTATGTCAGTAAATACTGCATTGCCGTTTATGGCTCTGCCAAAAACAGACAAAAGAAAGTTTATTGAAAGCGTTCTTGGACTTGAAGTATTTACTCAAATGGTTCTTAAAGCCAGAGATGATTATAGTATCGCCAAAAAAGATTATGAAATAGCTTATACAAAATTTGAACAAACTCAAACAGAACTTGCTTTTAATCAATCTCAATTTGATAACTATAAAACGTTAAAAACAGAACGTCTAAATAAATTAAACGATAAAAAAACTACTCTCTTAGGTGATATCCAAAATCTTAAATCTAAAATTGCTAAATTTGACACTCTAACAACAGAAGAGGATAAAAATAAAATTGTACATTTTGAAGAACAACTTTGTGAGTTAAGTGAAAAGAAAAGCAATTTACAATCTAAAATTAACGTAATTCAAACTGAAATTAATTCCGAAAACAAACAAATAAAAAATTTACAAACAAATAAAGATACATGTCCAACATGCTCAAGAGAATATTCCGAAGAGCATGTAGTGCACGTATCCAATTTAATTGCTAACCATAATCTTAATATTGAAAAATTTTCCAAAGCAGAAGGTAAGGTCAAAGAGTCGTTATTAAAAATTGAAAACGACATTACTAATATTCAAGCTACTAAAAAAATTTGTGCAGAAAATATAGATCAAATTAAACAACTCATTAGCAACAATAAATCATTTGAATTAAGCATTAATCATTTAGAGTCAAATTTAAAGGACGTAGAAGAAGATATTGAGGTTGTTGCTAAGGAGCAAAACAATGAACTTAAAGGAAAAATTACTACTTTAAAAACAACAACTGATGAACTTCAACAAAAAGTAGATAAGCTAAATAACGACTTAAATGTGTTAGAAACCGTAAAGTTTGTTATTTCAGAAGAAGGAATTAAATCATTTATTGTAAAAAAAATTCTTAAAGTATTAAATTCGAGACTGGCATTTTATCTTAAAAAGCTTGAAGCAAATTGTCTTTGCCAATTTAACGAATTTTTTGACGAAGAAATTATTGATGAAAGCTCAAACCAAAAATCATATTTTAATTTTTCTGGTGGAGAGCGCAAACGAATTGATTTAGCTTGTTTATTTGCTTTTGCTGACATTCGCAGACTTCAAGGAGATGTTAATTTTAGTACCGTATTTTATGACGAACTTCTTGATTCGTCTTTGGACGATAAAGGCGTCTCATTAACTCTTAAAGTTCTTCGGGAACGTTTTAATGAAAATAACGAATCTTGTTATATTATTACTCACAGAGGACCTGAAGTAACAACAAAAGCAGAGCATACGATCCATGTAATAAAACGCAATGGTATCTCAGCTGTTTCGTGCTAGATTAAAATCAACACACCTTTTAAATAACACTATGACCACACCTGTTCAACTAGGCATTCAAAATCTTCCTGGAGCTCCAATGGGCATTCCTCTTGGCGTGCCAACTCAAACTTACTTAAACTCAACTCCAGCACCAAAATCTGAGTTGCCTCCTCCAGAAGTACCATCTCAAGGACTAAAAAGAGCGTTGAACTATCTAGCTGATTATGGTGGATGTGGTTATTATCGCTGCATTGCTCCAAATCTTTTATTGAATTTGCACGAAAAGGCTGTCGTGATAGAATCGACGGCAATGATTTTAGATCCTAAATTTTACGGAACAGTAGAAGCAGTTAAACTTCAAAGACAGGCTACTCCTAACCAAAGAGACTTTGTTAAAATGTTAAAACAAATATCATCACACAAACCGCTTAAATTGATATATGAAGTAGATGATGTAATTTTTGCTGAAGATATTCCATTATATAATCGCAATAGATCCGCATTTACTGCTCCAGAAATTCAAAATTCCATTAAAGAAATTTTGTCTATGATGGATGAAATTGTCGTTACTTGTGATTATTTTAAAGATTATATGATTGAAAAATCAGGTAATAAAAACGTAACTGTTGTTCCTAATTATTTAATGAAATGGTGGTTTGATCGCTATTACAACCTTGGTGACCTGGTTAAAAAATACGACAAAAATAAGAAGAAGCCAATTGTTGCTATTTTTGCATCAGGGACTCATTGCGATGTAGCAAATCAAGCAAATCAACAAGACGATTTTGCTCACGTCGTACAGCATATTATTAAAACAAGAACCGAATTTAACTGGCATTTTTACGGATCATTTCCTTTAACGCTAAAACCGTACATTGATAACGGGCAGATAAAATTTTTTCCGTGGACCAAATTGCCTGATTTTCCGCAAGCTGTAGCTAATTCCGGAGCACAAATTACGTTTGCAGCGCTGCAAGAAAATAATTTTAATTTATGTAAAAGCAATATCAAGCTTATTGAGTCTGGAGCTATAGGATTACCTTGCGTATGTCCTGACATGGCTACATATAAAGACGCATTTTTAAAATACAAAACGGGAGATGAATTTATAGATTGCTTAAAAACAGCTCTAAAAAATCAAACAGTATATGCAGATTTTTGCAAAAAATCTCGAGCTTACGCTGAAAAATTTTGGCTAGATGATGAGAAAAATTTAATGAAACATCATGAAATTTATTTTACTCCTCATGGGTCACCGGAACGCAAATATATAGCTTGATTTTGTTAATTTTTTTGGTATTATAAAACGCATGTATAGAGCTGCATGCTATAACCCTTTTAATGAATCTGTGTTTCTCCGAACATGGTCCGAAGAAGGAGTTCGAATTGATACGGAAATTTCTTTTCGTCCTTATTTGTATTTGGAAAAAGATGGAGCTGAAGATGCAATGTCCATCTTTAAGACTTCTTTAACAAAAAAATCTTTTAGAAATAGTATTGAACGCAGAAAATTTGTAGACAATACATCCAATAAAAGAATATTTCACAATCTTGGCCCAGAGCAGCAATTTTTAATTGAAATGTATAAGGATCAAAACGGAGATCCTTCATTTTCACAATTTCCTTTAAAAGTGTTCTTATTGGATATTGAAGTCGATACAACACTTGATTCGTCCTTTCCTACTCCAGAACGAGCAGCAGTGCCAATTAATTTAATTACTATTTACGATACTCTTACTAAATCTACTCACACATGGGGGTTGGAAAAGCAATATACTCCAACATTACCCGATTGCATATATCACCGTTGCAAGAATGAACAAGATTTAATTCTACAATTTGTCGACTTTTGGAAAAGCGATTATCCAGACATTGCATCTGGTTGGAATAGCAGTGGCTTTGATTTTCCGTATATTATTAACAGATTTATGAAATTATTTGGAGAGGATTTTATAAATCAACTTTCTCCTGTTGGAGTTGTAAGAGGCAGAAAGGTATTTACCGACATGGGTAAAGAGGTAACAGTGTGGTCAATTGGTGGAGTATCGTTGATTGACTATATGGATTTGTATAAAACGTTTTCGCCTGGAGAAAAAGAATCTTTTAGCTTAAATTATATTTCAGAACTTGAGTTGGGAGAAGGTAAAATTGCATTCAATGCAGTTAGTTTAGGAGAGCTAGCTCATACGGACTGGAAATTGTTTGTTGACTACAACATACAAGACGTACACTTGCTTGTTAAGTTGGAAGAAAAGCTTAAATTTTTGGAAATTGCTCGAATGCTTTCTTACAAAGGATGTACTAACTTTGAATCAGCTTTAGGAAAAGTTTCAATAGTAACAGGAGCTGTTGCTATACAAGCACATAAACAAGGATTTATTATTCCAACATTTTCTAATAAACAAGAAAGAGAATCTTATGAGGGTGGATTTGTCAGAGACCCAGAAAAAGGAATACAAAAATCTATTGTCAGTTTTGACGTGAACTCACTTTACCCAAACACTATCATTACTCTCAATATTTCTCCGGAAACTAAAATTGGCAAAGTTGTTACAGGAGAGGTTGGAATAACTCCAGAAGTCACCATACGGCTAGTAAACGGAAAACTTCATACGCTAACCTCAGATAAATTTAAGTCATTTTTAATAAAGGAGCAAATTTCGTTATCTAAAGCTGGTGTAATGTATTCACAAAAAACAAAAGGAGTAATTCCAAATTTGATTGATCAAATTTACGAGGAACGCGTTAATACAAAAAAACAATTAACTAAACTTAAAAAAACAGGAAAAAAAGACAAGGATAGTTTGTTGAAGCTCACATATTATGATACGTTACAATATACGCTAAAAATTCTTTTAAATTCAATTTACGGTACATTTGCAAACAAACATTCTTCGTTAATGGACATTGATCACGCAATGTCTATTACCGTTACTGGGCAAAATGTATCAAAAGCTGGCGGTCATATTTTGGATGATTTTGTAAAACAAAAATACAATGTAAACGAATCAATTACTAAATATGGAGATACGGATTCAGTTTATATATCCATAGACTCAATTCTCAAAAAACAAAATATTGAGTTAGTTGTTAATGGTATTATTAATCCAAAAGTTCATGAAATTGTTGACGAGTTAGATAGGCATGTTAATACAGAAATTTTGAATTGGGCTCGAAATGAATTGTTTTCGATAGATCCGCGATTTGTATTTAAACGAGAAGTTATTTCAGATGTAGGAATTTTTCTTCAAAAAAAGCGATACATTCTTCATATATTGGACGAGGAAGGTGTTGCGGTAAATAAATTTAAGTATACTGGAATTGAATTAGTTCGTTCTACAACTCCAAAAAAAGTTAAAAAATTTATCGAGAATATTATTCAAACTGCTCTTCTTACACAAAATTTAAAACAAACAAATGAAGTGTATAGACAAGGATATTCTGATTTTTTGAATTTAGATCCTAATGATGTTGCTGCAAGAACTTCAATTAACAATTTACAAAAATATTCAGAAGGAGCTTCTTTATATAAATTTAAAAACGCCACACCTTCCCATGTTAAAGGAGCTATTGCTTATAATATTCTTATTAAAGAATTAAAAATTGACGATAAATTTGAAGAGATTCAAACAGGACAAAAAGTCAAAAAATTATATTGTGCAAAAAACAAGTACGGATTGGATGCCATTACATATGTGTCGTCATTGCCTACAGAGTTTGGGATTACTATTGATTGGGATAAAATGTTTATGAAATTGGTTACTCAACCAACGGAGCGTTTGTACGAAGCAATTGGTTGGTCGTTACCGGAAATAGGAAAAGAAGTTCAAACTGATTTATTTGAAATGTTTGGTATGAGTTAAATAACATTATGTATGCTGCTGAACAACTTTTTCAGGCGCTTTCATACGAAGAGCTCTATTACACTCTTCGAAGCATTGCTGATGAAGATTCGTATTTTGATGATTTTTTAGACAATAAAATTTTAGAAGATTTTTTGTACATGCTGGAAATTTATGATATATTATTTTTATCTTCAGATGGCAGAGTATTGCTTACGCAAAAAGGAGAAAAGGTTTTGCAGTATGTCGGGCGCATTGTTGATTTAGATAAAATTAATAATAAGGTAAAAAGGAAAAAATATGAGTAACACTAACAAAGAGCTTACGGTCTTCCTGGACAATATTGGAAGAACAATTATTGGAAAAATTACAAAACAAGATGGCACTACATTGTCTATTGAGAATCCAGCATTGGTTCACATTCAAGCCAATTCTCAAACAAGCCAACTTCAACTTCAAATTCTTCCTTTGTTTTTCAAAGAATTCCAATCAGATAGAAATCAACCAACAGTTTGGAATTTTAAAAAAGCAAATATTACAACATCCGAGTCTATTCCTTTTGCACCACAGTTTGCTGCGCAATATGAACAGTTGTTTGCTGCTGCTCAACCGGCTCAAAATGAACCTAAAGTAGTCCGATTATTTGATGACGAATAATTTAGTTTAAGAGTCAACTGCGAAAAAAAGACCTCTTCAGGGGTCTTTTTTTTTGTTGAAAAGAAAAATAAAGAAGGGATAGTATCAATTGTATGGCTAAAATTAAAAAAAATAACAATGACGACGACTTAAAAGACTCCGTTACTAATTCAATTCAAGATGCTTTTAAAATATTGGACAAACTTAATTCTAATGCAGCTTTTTTGGACAACAATAGTTTGTCCACTGTCAACGAATGGATTGATACGGGTTCATATGCCCTTAATGCAATTATTTCCGGATCCCTTTTTGGAGGAGTGCCAATGGGCAGACTTACTGCGTTTATTGGAGCAGAAAGCTGTGGAAAAACTTTAATGGCCAACAAAATTATGGCCAATGCTCAAAAGAAAGGAATGTATGTTGCTTATTTTGATACAGAAGGAGCACTAGATGAAGCAACAGCTAAAAGATTGGGTTGTGATACATCAAAAATTAAGCATGTTCCCTCAGAAATCACAGAGCAATGTCGAAATGAAATTGTGCAATTTTTAGATTCAATTTTAACAAACAATCTACAAGGAAAAGTTTTAATTGTTATTGACTCTCTTGGAAATTTAATTACATCTCAAGAAAAAAAGAAAATCGAGGAGGGGTCAGAAACATTGGATATGGGAAATAGAAGCAAACAGTTAAAAAGCTTGATGCGTGCCGTAACTCACGCTGCAGCGAAAGCAAATTGTCCTGTAATTTTTACGAACCACGTTTATGAAGATCCTTCGCAACTTCACCCTTCCGCAATTAAAAAGCAAGCAGGAGGATCTGGACCTCTTTATATGTCTTCTGTAATTGTTCAAATGGCAAAGAAAACAGAACGAGCTGAAGATTCAAAAAACAAAGATGCTAATACGGAAACTACTCTTATTTCCAAAGGAATTAACGGCGTTACTTTAAGAGCACTTACTACCAAAAACCGCTTTGTGACCCCATTTTTGGAAATTGAAATGTATTTAAATTTTCGTACTGGTTTAAATAAATTTTCCGGTCTTCTTGAAATGGCCGAAGGATATGGAGTTATAGAGCGCCGCGGCCACCAATTTGCGTTTCAAGGAGAGCTACTTGGTTATTACAAAGATTGGAAAGAAGACGAAACAGTTTGGGATAAAATTCTTCCAGTATTAGAAAAAAAGCTTCAAACTGAATTGTGCTTTAAAAACGAATCTCAAATTGAGGAAGAAGAAAACGAAGCCCAATGCGAAGTTTGTGATTAAATATTTAAGGCTAAAGCAATTATTTTAATGCTAAAGCCTTAAATAAAAGCATGAATCTCATCGAAGCTAAATTTATTGAATCAGGATTGAAATACAAATCCAATTTTGAAGTGTCAAAATTAACCAATATTGTTGCGCACGAGCAACAAAAAAATTGCAATCAATACTACAAATGGTATGCAACGTATGAAAATATAGTATACCCAATTAATTTAACTAGAAACAAAACATTTTTAATTGATGTTTTTTGTAACGAGTGCGACAAAATAATTAAAAAGGATGCTAGATTAAGCTCAATGTTCACGTTTTCTATTTGCTGTGAGAGCAATTTAAAGTATTCAGAGTCTTTTTCTGTCCGATGCAAAAAATGTTCTAGCAGGAAAAACGGGTCAGAAACCGTGCAAAAAGGAGTTAATACTCGTCTACAACGTTATGGGTGTGCATATACGTTTCAAATGCCAAATTATGCTAGAGACGCTCACATAACTAAAACGTTGAAATACGGAGTTGATTATAAAAAAATTTGTTCAAAAAAGGGACAAAAGAGGTATTTCGATAAAACAGGTTATAATCACAACATGAAAAACCCTGAATGTGTAAATGTTCACAAACAAAAAAGAAAACAGACTATTTTAAATTGGACACCAGAACGTAAAACAGAAATAAATACAAAAAGGTTATTATCATATCAAAAAGAAAGTTCGGATGGTCTTTTTGGAAAAAAAAGTAAAAATCCTAGAAGCAAAATATCTATAGATTTTTACGAACAATTTTACAAAGCAACCGACTATTCGATATGCATTGAAGAACAAATTGGTAGATATATTGTAGATTTTTTAATACCAAATATGTGTATTATTGAATTTTATGGTACATTTTGGCATGCAGATCCAAGAAAATACAAAGCTGGTGACATCCTTAAGCGAGGAAATAGTGAAAAATATCATGTAACAGCTCAAGAAGTATGGCAAAAAGATTACGAAAGAATCACAGAATTAGTGGAAAACACTAAACTTCCTTGTATAATTGTTTGGGAGAATGATTATAGAAAAAACAAAGGAGCGACAATCCAAACCGTTTTGCAAAAAATAATAAAATTTAAAAACATCCACTTAGCACAGAATGAGCAAAGAACCAATTCCATCTAAACTAGATTTAGATTTTTTCGAAAATATATTACTATTCAATGCTCTTACAGATCAAGAATATTTGAGTTCTATTATTGGTTATATAGATCCGTCTTTTTTTACTGATAAGAGTATTGGAAAAGTAATTGGGGGAATTAGTAAATTTTTCACAGAAAGAGGAACTGTTCCAACTATTACGGAAATTAAAGCCAGATTAACTTCAGAAGAAGACAAAAAAGCTCTAGCTGACGTTAAGCCAAAAATAGCACAACTCGAAGGACCGTTCAACAAAGAAGAGCTTATTGAAAACACAGAGAAGTTTCTTAAAGAACGGTGTGTTTACAAAACAATTCTTAATGTAGCGGAGAAGTTTTCGGATCAATCTTTTTCTATTGAAGAAGTACTAGTAGATTTTGAAAAAGCTTATAACATCACTCTAAAAGAAAATCTTGGGCATTGGTATTTCGAAGATGTAGACAAGCACATTAAAGACCTAATAACCGTTTATAATCCAATTCCAACAGGATGGGATTTTTTTGATAACAAAACCGAAGGAGGGTTGTTTCCAAAAACTTTGACTGTGTTTGCAGGACAAGTTAATGTCGGCAAATCAATTGTTCTCGGAAACATTGCGACGAATATGCTTCTTGCTGATAAGAATGTTTTGTTAATATCTTTGGAAATGTCGGAGTTTATGTACTCTAAACGTATTAGTACTCAACTTACTCAAATTCCTCATAACGATCTTAAAACATTTACTGACGAGCTTAAAGAACAATTGTTGCATATTAAGAAAAATATTAACAGCAAATTGGTTGTAAAGGAATATCCACCAAAAACTGTTACTGTTCGTCATATTGATTCATTTATGACAAAGTTGAAGCATAAGGGATTTAGTCCTGATATTGTGGTGATTGATTATATTAATCTTATTCATCCAATTGCTAAGAATCTTAATTCATATGAATCGGTTAAGGAAATTGCTGAACATTTGAGAGCATTATCATTCAAGTACAACATACCAATTGTTTCAGCAACTCAGTTGAATAGAGGCAGCTTTAATACAGCGTCTCCAGGAATGGAAGGTATTTCTGAGAGCATTGGCCTTGCTGCTACCTGTGATGTGATATGCTCGCTTTGGCAAGAAGAAGAAGACAGAGAGCTGGGAGTTATTAACATGGGAATGCAGAAAAATAGGTTTGGTCCTAATTTTGGTAGTGCAGCATTTAAGTGCAATTATAACACACTGACACTTAAAGAAACAAATTCTGATTATTTTGAAGCAGATGGAGACTCAACAGAAGACACTGTAAAAAATGCTGATAGAGCACTAAATAGTCTAATCGATGAATAACCAAAAAATACAAGTTTTTACTCATTTAGATTTGGATGGTGTGGTGAGTTATCTAGTTCTTTGCTGGCTTTATGGGAAAAAATTAGATGTAATCGGAACTACTCCAATGAAGCTTGAACAAGATTATGACAAGCTTATTGCATCAGGAAAAACTTGGGACAAATTATATTTTTTAGATTTAGATGTTTCTAAAATTGGGGAAAAGGTTGACCAGAAAACTACTGTAATTCTTGATCATCACAAAACAAATGTATATCAATTTAAAAATGCAATTGCTAGAATTTATAATGAGACTAGCTGCGCAAAATTAATTTATGATACGTTTTTTAAAGCCGCAGGAAAAACAATCAATTCTGCTCAAAAAACTCTTATTGCTTTGGCAGATGATTGGGATTCTAATACAAAAGCTACTCCTTTGTCAGAAAGCTTAAACATTGTATATCATTCAATGTCAGATAAATTTAATTCGTTTGTTGAAGATTATTACGAAGGATTCAAGCCTTTTGATAAATTTAAAGAAAACACAATTCTTCTTTATAAAAAACACCGCAAAGAATATATTGACACCCTAAACCCATTTTTTGGCAATATCGAATTCGAAGGACAAAAAAATATAAAAGTCGGTGCTGTATTTTGCAATAAGTTTGTGCAAGAATGCTGCGATTGGTTGTTTAGGAGATTTGAAGTGGATGTCGCAATTGCTGTTTTGATTGATCAAAAAAGAATTGCTGTTCGCCGAAGCTCTAACAACACAACAGTGGATGTTTCTAAATTTGTTCAACGAATTGCCTCTGGTGGCGGACATGAAGCCGCTGCTGGTGGAAATCTTACTGACGAATTTATTGAATTCACAAAAATGTTGAAGCCTTTAAATTAACGCCTAAGTAGCTTAAATGCCACAGGATAACATTACCGGGTTGGAACATTCTAATGCGTCTCCTGTCGATCAAATTCTCATGAGAGAGTTTGTAGACGGAGCTTTAAAAGCAGGATCATTAATATCAATGATCGAAAATAAAAAAATTAACACTACTATGTTATTTTCATTGCTTTTAGAAAAATCTGAATATCAAGAATTTTTTACTGAGATTACTTCTTCTGATTCTTTCAAAGAATCAATATTTACACTGTTGCTTTTATATCCAAATTTAGTAAAATCAAAGATTACAAAATCTGTAGTAAGAAAATTAAATGGCAAACCAAAGTCAAATTACCGAGCTGGAAAAGCACCTATTCAACAAACACTTAGCGGTATCAAGAAGCGAAAAAAATAAACCGTTTAAACTCAAAAAGGATTTTTCCAATATCGTAGATACCGACAAACACAAATTTTTAAAAAGAATTTCTACTCTATTCGAAAAGCACCCGGAAATTAATCCGGATTTATTTTTTAAAGCACCATATAAATTGTACCCAGATGTAGAATATTTTGGTTTAGATTACTTTTCTACAATGCGAGCAGTCAAGTCGTATACGACCTATAAAAAACAAATATTTTTACAGGATCCAGACAGTCAATTAGAACAAATTAAAGAATCGTTGACGTTTATTACAAAGTTTTGTATTGAAAATAACATATATTTTCACCAATACCCACAACACCGTTCTTCTGATTTATTTACGTGGATGCAACATTACAAACAAAATAAAATTAACATTTACAGCGTTATGGGGTTTCCTAATATATTTTCTTCTGCTAAGAGCTTGGCAGAAGATGTTCAAAAATTCTTTGTTAGCGAATTTATAGATCAATTTCAAAATCTTTATATTTTGTATAACAAATCAGCAGAGCTCAAACCATACATCCAAAAAATAACACCTGTTCTTTCAAATTTTGTTGAAAAACAGTTGACCAAACCAACAAACTAGTCTATTATTAAAAACGAAATTATGAGTATTAACACTAAATCAATGTTCGAAGCAATCAAGCAATCTCTTTCCTCAGATAAGAAGGAAGGTAACGGAAACGGTCTTTATAAAGAAATTATGAAGTTTTCCGCTGGTAATACATATCAGGTCCGCTTGGTACCAAATCCAAATTCTCCTAAAGAGACAATCTTTCATTATTACAATCACGGCTGGAATTCTAACGCGACAGGCAAGTATGTGACAGCACTTTGTCCAACTACATTTGGAGATACGTGCCCAATTGATGCTTATTATCTAAAAACATACCGTACTGGTACCGAATCAGAAAAAGAAGCAGCTCGTGTTTTGTCGCGAAAAGAAGCCTGGATGGTTAACGTATATGTTATTTCAGATCCAGAAAATCCCGAGAACGAAGGAAAGGTTAAAATTCTTCGTTACGGAAAAGAGCTAGCTAAAATTATTGACTCTGCTCTTGAAGGAGATGATGCTGCAGAATTTGGAGTCGAGAAGGTATTTGACACTGCTAATGGGAGTACACTTCGTATTAAGTGCGAAAGCCGTACTGGTGCTGGCCGTGGAAACAAGCAAATGGTTACGTATGCTTCCTCTAAGTTCTTGGCGCCAACTGCACTGGATCTAGATGAAACTGCTATCGAACAAATTTACGGCACAGTACATGACCTTAAAGCTGTAAACAAGCAAACTACTCCAGCTGAAATGCAACGCTTGCTTGACGAACATTTCTTTAATTTGACTACAGGTTCTGTAGTTGAAGATGATTCTGACGATGAATATGCTCCAATTCGTAACGAAAAGCCCTCGTCAGTTAAGAAAACAGCAGAAGTAATTGAGAGCGTTTTTGAAGATGTTGAAACACCATTTAAACCTGCTGCTAAAATTTCCGCAAAAGAAGAAATTAATGAAACAGACGAGTCCACTGATGAAGCTTTGAAAAAATTGCTTGCTGATCTGTAATATTAGATTAATCTTTAAAAATATGGAACTACTTAAAAAAGCTAACGGTAATATTGTTCGTACAGCAGAAGAAAAAGCTCATATGATTGAGCAAGCTGCTGAATATTATGGAAAATTTTTGACCTCTTTGGGTTTTGATTGGGCAGCTGATCCTCATTCTGCAAACACTCCTCGCAGAGTTGCTAAAGCATGGGTGAATGATTTAATTTCCGGGTCAATCAGCCCAGAACCAGAAGTTACTGCATTTCCCAACGATGAAGGTTATACCGGTTTGATTTGTCAGACTCGCATTCCAGTAGTTAGTATGTGTGCTCATCACAATTTGATGTTTTCGGGAGTTTGTCACGCGGCTTACATCCCTGGTAAAAGCATAACTGATATGGTTATTGGTTTGAGTAAACTTAATCGTATTGTAGACTTTTACTCCAGACGGCCAAACATTCAAGAGAGTTTGACAAAGCAGATTCACGATCATATTAACCGGCTGTGTATAGGTAATAGAGGAACAGCTGTTGTAATTGAGAGTCAACACAATTGTGTAAAGTGCCGAGGAATCAAGCATGACAGCGTCATGAAAACTAGCCAAATGTCTGGCTACTTTTTTTCCAACGAAATTGGTACAAGGCAAGAGTTCTTTAATTTGATTGATCACAGCAGATTTGGATCATAAATTAGTCTAGATCACAAATGCCCTTTAATGACCAACAATATCATTGACTTATTTAAAAATTCATTTAAACTTATCCGCAATATGTTTACAGAAGACAACCTCGCCACAGCTCAAATAGCTCAATTATTTGGCTCTGAACTACTCAAAGTGCAACAAAACGCTACTACTGATTCAGGTTCTCAGCCCAATATTGTCAACATCGATCCAAAGCAATTTCTTGTAAATGCTCCTCAATATCAGTCTGCAAAGAAAATAGAAGAGCAGCGTCTTATTCAGATGTTGCAAAGAGAAGCTGAACTGGCGTGCCCGTTGCCTGATTCTGGTTCTTCTCCTTTGCTCTCTGTTGATCCAGTGCCAGTAGTTCCTGTCAGCACAATTAACTCTCCACTCACAAATCGAACAATAACTCCTATTGGTGCGGATAATTCAACTGGGGAAGTTTGGGAAAAAATTAACAAAAATCTTGAACGTATTGCAAACCGACTGGAAAATGTTGACATAACTATCAAGAAAAAAAGGGCAAAACGTACCACCAAATGAAGCTAACTATTAATAAAAACGATTTTGTTAATAACGTTCTAGGACCTGTTTCTAAGCTTGCTGACAATCTTTTGTTGGAGTTTGTGCAAGACACAAAAGCCAAGACGATGGTTAATTCGTCAGACAATTCTGTAATTCTTCTTGGAAGTGTTCCTTGTCAAGTTAAGGAACCATTTAAATGTGTAATTCCTGATTGCAAAACTTTTTTAAGATTGTTTTCAGGAATTGAGAAAGAAACGATCACTTTAGAAGTGGAGTCAAACGTAATTAAATACCAAGACATTTCCTTTTCTTTCAAGTATCATTTACTTGACGAGAGTTATATTGTAAATAAAAAATCAATTAGTGAAGAAAAACTCAATCAGTTAGTATACGATACTGTTTTTGTGATGACCAAACAAAAGCTTTCTGAAATTATTAAATTCAACAGTATAGTTCCGGATGCAGAAAAGCTTTATTTTATTTCTGAAAACAACAAAATTTTAGCAAAACTAGGAGACGAACAAAAAGCTAATACAAACGAAATCGTTACAGAAATTAGTAGCGAATTTAGTGGAAAACATTTGACCGAAAAGTTTCCGATTAATATTCAAAATATTCTTTTGTTTTCTTTTAGTTCAGAAGAAATTAAAATTAGTATTAACCATCAACTTAAAGTCTTTAAGTTTGAGAGTCCTCTTTTAAGTTATATTGTATCTGGACTTGTAAAGTAAACAGCCTAAATAAATTTTATGGCTAATAAACTAACAACTCTTGGATATACACTTAAACGTTTTCGTGATTCTGGGTACATGGCAAATAAATTATTTGCTGAATACAGAGACTTAGATCCAAGAGCTTGGACAATAATGATCGAACCAAACGTGGCTTCTGTTTTTTGTACATGTTACATAAACGACCCATATATTGGTGAAACATTTTTTGAGCTCTATGATGGAAATCAATACATTCCCGGTAGACTTAAGATTCAAACATCATCATTCGAGGTTATTGTTGAACATCTAGTAAAATACGGCATTATTGGTAGCAAAGCTTCTCAAAAAGAAGAGCCATTGAAAAACTCAACCTTCTAGCTAAATAGGTCTATGGCAACGCCCAAAAAGAAAACTGTAAAGAAGACACTACACCCATCTTCTGAATCAAACATTCCAAAAGCAGAAAAAATTAATATAGAACAACTGTTTGAGCAAGCCGTACTAAGACACAAAAAAGACGAGCTATTAGATAAAAAAGTTAAACACAAGGAAATAGCTCATCTTTCTTTAATTGCTGAAGAATATTTAAGCAGCTTTGCCTTAATTGGATTTTCCTTGCAAGATGAAGAGGTTGTAGTATTTAACGTGCCAACCCGAAAAGACGAAGCAGCACTAGCTGATTTATTAAGAGCCACGTTTATTGACATGGCTAGTAATCGTCCCTAATTACTTCCATGCTGGAAGATAACGCAGAAGAACAAAAAGGACGTAGAGGCCGTCCTAAGGGATCAAAAAATAAACCTAAAAGAGGCCGTCCTAAAGGATCAACAATTTCCAAAAAACCAACTCTGAGTCTCAAAAAAGAGACAAAGCTCAATAAAATTGGGGTTGCAGAAAACTCAACAACGTACAAATCAGAAGAAGATGCATTAAATTCGGTTTTAGACGAAAATAAATTTACGGAAGCTGGGTACAATACCGACACAAATAAAATAATTAACCAAGAGCCTGTTGATTCTTCTTACTATTACAGAGGATCCAAGCACGTTCCTGTAGCCGGAGCTCAATATGAGTTTACAGCGGACATGGTTGAAGAGCTAAGAAGATGCAAAAACAGCGTCGTGTATTTTGCTGAAAATTTCTTTTATATTGTTAGTTTAGATAGAGGCAAGGAAAAAATTAAATTATATAATGCCCAAAAACAAATGCTGGAAAATATGGTATCTCATAGATTTACAGCAAATTTAGCATCCAGACAAAGTGGTAAAACTTCTCTTTTAACTATATTTGCTTTATGGATGGTTTGCTTTAACGACGACCATAGAGCAGCAATTGTTGCTAACAAAGAAGCAACAGCCATTAATATTTTTAAACGCGTGAGGATGGCATACGAACAGCTTCCAAATTATATTAAGCCTGGTGTTAAAGATTATGGAAAGACTGGAATGACTCTTGGCAACGATTCAAGTATTATAGTTTCTACAACTACTGCTACATCGATCCGCGGTGACAGTCTTAATACCATTTGTTTGGATGAAGCGGCGTTTATTGAACCTCATTTGCTTGAAGAGTTTTGGGCATCAGTTATTCCAGCAATTTCTTCTGGTAAAAATTCTAAAATTTTAATGGTGTCTACACCAAATGGCGTAGGTAATAAATTTTATGAAATATTTTCCGGAGCCGAAAGCGGCAAGCTACCTCAATGGAAAGCATCAAGAATTGATTGGTGGGATAGACCAGAAAGAGATGAAAATTGGAAGCAAGACATGATTGCTGTACTTGGTTCAGAAGAAAAATTTCAACAAGAATTTGGCAATATGTTTTTAGATGATGCCGCCGCTGCAGTTGGAGCATCTATTATTGAACGATTTAAAACGCAAAAAATAAATCCTATTTGGTCATCAGATGATGGAGAGTATGTAGTATTTGAATATCCAGATAGTAACAGATTATATGTAGTTGGCGTTGATGTTGGAGAAGGTATCGGCAGAGCTTCGTCTGTAGCTCAAATTTTAGACGTAACAGACCTCCAAAATATTAAACAAGTAGCTGTGTACGGTTCTGCTAAAATTGAACCATATCACTTTGCTAATAAACTGTCGGTTATTGGTCAATCATGGGGATTGCCTCCAATTTTAATCGAAAGAAATAATTGTGGAGCTCAAGTCATTGATGCATTACATCACAATCACAATTACGAAAAAATTGTATCATATTCTAAGATTTCAGAGCAAGACAAATATAATAAAACAAGAAACATGGGTGTTCTTTCCCATACAAATATTCGTTTTGATGGTATCCAAAATATGAGGTATTGGATTAACCATCTCCAAACTGTACACATAAATGATCCTCAAACAATTTCCGAATTTGAAACGTTTGTCAGATTTCCTAATGGGACATATAGAAAAAGAAATGATAATTTTTTTGATGATAGAGTAATGGCTTTAGTGTGGGCTTTGTTCATTTTGGAATCGGAAATTTGTCAGCAATATTTTGAAATTATTGACTACGACATGCAACACAAGCCAATGCAGATTAAAACTAACGGGTTTTGGGAAAAAATAGAACAGTTTTACGAACTCAAAGAATTGAGCAAACTTTCGACAGTTATTCCAAAACCAAACTCTTCAGCAAATGACGCCACTTTCCCAACACTTGGTGTAACCAACAAAGATATAGAGTTGGGAGATAAGTATGAAGCAGATCTACATGAATTATTAGAACAAGGTTACGAATTTTTATAATATGTCTGATGCAACTTGCACAAATCCACAATTACAATCTCCTTTAAACCGGTCTTCAAAAGACAAGTTTATTATGATTTTGGATTTACCTTACGTATTAAAATCAAAATCTGTAACAGATCCTCTTATAGATATCAATCCTTTGCAAATAAGCATTTTTGGTACAATAGTTCCGGACATAATAGTTCCAGAAGTAGATGTTAGATACGCTGGCCAAAATTTTCATCTTTCTACGTATACAAGGCCAAATTATCCTCCATTAACAATAAATTTTGTCGTAGATAACGATTATAAAAATTATTATGTTTTATGGAAATGGCTAGACGCCATGAATATTGCTTTAGAAAGTTTTTATGGAGGTAATGATCAACTTAATGGTGACGAACGTGTGATGGTTGGAAGTCAATTTGAATATCAAACTACATTTAGTATAGTAGCTTTGAATGAATACAATGAGCCTGCATTGGAATTTAAGTACAGCAAGGCTTTTTTATCAACTTTAGGAGGAATTAATTACTCCTATAGAGACGGAGAAATAATTGAAGCTTCTGCTCAGTTTCATTTTAGTCAGCTGGATGTCATAAAAAACCAACCAAAAACCAACATAATACAGCAATCTTAAAAAAAATGTCTTAGATTAGATAAATAAACTATATGGCAAGAATTATTAACTCACCCGGTGTTCAAATAACAGAAAAAGATCTTTCTCTTAGAACAGAACTTCCAGCAGGAACACAAGTAGTCGTTCCAGGATTTGCATCTCAAGGCCCAACCTCGGAGCCAATTATGATTACTTCGACTAGTGAACTCGAATCAATCTACGGTATTCCTACTACACCAGCTGAACGTTATTTTTATTATTCTTGCAAAGAAGTTTTAAATTCTCCAGCCGTCCTTAATACAATTCGTCTTCCATATGGAGCAGGCACTGGTTCTGATTATTCAAATTCATACAGCGCTTTATTTTATCCAATGCTTTCTGCAGGAACAGCGTCTGATGCAGTAAGCGCCTGGGAAATTGGAGCTCCAACTCATTATCCTTTAAGTCAAACAGAGTACGATCAACTAATTCAAGGAAATTTTGATTGGACTGGAACAAGCAGTGTTAATCTTGATTTGACAGCAGGAGAAGTTACTGCTGGATTTTTTATCTTAAACGATCTACAAACTGTTATTAATGAAGGAGCAGAAGGATATTATATTGGATTTGCTGACAACTTGTCAGTTTCTACAAATTCCCCAAATTTTGATTCAATTAAATTAGCCACAACTCTTTCTGCAGAAAACGGTGATTTTGTATTGTTGTCATCAACTCGTTTAGATTTTGCTTTATCAGCAACTAAAATAGATTCTGATAATGGCCTTCTTTCTGTTTCAGAAAGCCTCGAAAAAGTAGGATTTATTGGTTTTGAAACTGATTCTTATCAAGATCATCTTTCTTTAGGCGTATTTAAGATTCGCAAATCTACTACAGATGCAACTCTTCTTACTCTAGCGTCTTACGAAAAATACCTTGGTTCGTTCAATTATAACAGAAAGCAAGTCAGTCAAAATGGCGGCATTCTTTCTAATGCATTTATTGAAGACGCTATCAACAACGGTTCTCCAACAATTAAAGTATTCATTAACCCATTTATCTCACAATTATTTAATTGGGCTGTTAATTCAACTGCTCCTACAACTAGAATTACCGTACGAGAAGCAGCAAAGTCTTTGTATCCTGTTGGTGTATATACTCCAGACACACAAGCAATTAATACCACTAAAGTAATTGGAAGCGTGCCTGGTAAACTAGACAAAGTTCTTCGTACTCTCGAAAATATTGAAGACACCACAGTTGATGTTTTGGTTGATGCTGGTCTTTCGACTATCTATTCTACAACAAGACAAACATTCACTGAAGCAGAAGGATCGTTTGATGACACAACCTACATTGAAGCAATTAGCAGCATCAATTTTGATTCTGATGGTAGTCTTGCAGACGACTGGAGAAGCGTTGTTAACGTATTAGTAAATTTTTCAGAAAACACTCGTCAAGACTGCTTCACTATTATTGATCCTCCTCGCTCCGTCTTTATTAGTGGTAAAGACACAAAAGTAATCAACATTGACGGTAAGACATTTACCTCAAACATATATAATCCTCTTAAAACATGTGTTAATGGACTCGAAACAAATTACGCAGCAGCATATGCAAATTGGGTTAAAAATACTGATTTGTTTACTACCAGAAACATATGGCTTCCGTTTTCAGGATATGCTGCAGCAGTTTTTGCTAGAAGTGATGCCTCATCAAACACATGGTCTGCTCCAGCAGGTTTAAATAGAGGCTCATTTGATAACGTTATCGATATTGCTTTTAATCCAAATTCAAAACAACGTGACAGGCTTTATGAAATTGCAACTAACCCTGTTGTATTGTTTAGTGGAGACGGATTCTCAATATTTGGTCAAAAAACTCTTCAAAACAAACCAACTGCGTTCGATCGCATTAACGTTCGCAGACTATTTTTGACTCTTGAAAGAGCAGTCCGCAAAACACTCAAATATTTTGTATTTGAACCAAATACCGAATTTACACGTTTAAGAGTTAAAAATACAATTACTCCTATCTTTGACTTTGCCAAAAATACTGAAGGAGTGTACGACTATTTAATTGTGGTGGATGAAAGAAACAATACTCCGGATACAATTGATAATAATGAAATGATCGTAGATATCTATTTAAAACCAGTACGTACAGCTGAATTTATTCTAGTAAACTTTATTGCTACACGTACCGGTCAAAATTTCCAAGAATTAATTTAACAACCAGCTAGATAAATAATATTATGTCAATTCAAAAATTCTACAATCAAGCAGCTCAAAGAGACTTTGCAAGAGTATTTCAATTTCGTGTGTCTCAATTTGGCAATGTAAACTTTAACGACAATCACTTGGTATACGTAGAAACTGCAACTCTTCCAGGAAGAACAATTACAAACGTTCCTGTTACCTACATGGGCTTAGATTTCAATGTTCCCGGTACCGTAAAATATCCAGGCTCCGCTGGCTATTCTGTAGTGTTCCGTTGTGATCAAAATTATGATATCCGTGCAGCTTTAGAAGCAGCGACTTTTGCTGCTTTTGATGAGACGACATCTACTGGGGACTACAACACTCCTTCTCCAGGATCTTTATTGGTATTAGAATTACTTGATAAAGGTGGAGACAATGTACAAAAAGTTGCTCCGAGAGTAGTTCGTACATATGTTCTTGTTGGAGCTTATGTGCAATCTATTGCTGACGCTGGATATGACATTAAAGACACAGGAACAATACAAACAGTAACAACTTCAATTGCATATCAATACTGGTACTCATATGCAGGAGCTAGAATTACTCAACCACGCCTAGGCCCAAGCCAATTTGGTGGAGCTGGAATTCAAGTCAGCCCAGGTAGCCCATGGGGATCAAGAAGATAAAATTATTTTTGACAAATGGAAAAAATAATTTTAAATTTAATTAAACTCCAAAATCAATTAAGAATTAATCACTGGCAAACAGAAAGCTACGCTCAACATAAAGCGTTTGCAAAAGCTTATGAGGGGTTGGGGGGTTTACTGGACAGTTTAGTTGAAGTGCATCAAGGCAAATATGGTAGAATTTCCTATCCATCTCCTGCTTCTGTCGAATTGGTTAATATGAGTGATCTTGATATTAATAGCGTTCTTGTTGAGGTAACTGATTATCTTTCTTCGGAATTTAATAATGAAGTTGATCAAGAAAAGGACACTGATTGTCTCAACATTAGAGATTCTATTCTTCAAGAACTCAATCAATTAAAATATCTTTTGACTTTAAAATAATTGAGTCATTCAAAAGTTGAATATTTTCTAAGTCAACCTACATTGCAATAATGGCTATATACAAAAATACAAAAATAACACAAGAATTTTTAGACCTTAATTCAAGTGCTTATTTTGTATTTGGAGACAATCTAGAAAGATGGGGACGTGGTGGAGCAGCAAAGTTAAGAGACCATCCTCGTTCAATTGGGTTTATTACTAAAAAATTTCCAGATAATAAAGATGAATCTTTTTATAAGCCAGAAGAATATAGTCCAGTATTTTTTGAAGAACTACAAAAACTCAAAATGTTTATTGAACAACGTCCAGAAAAAACTTTTTATATTTCACAGCTTGGTGGCGGTCTTGCTAACAAATTCCGTATTTGGCAAAAGTTAGTCAGCCATAATTTGACAAAAGCATTGGAAAAGTACAATAACGTTGTATTTTGTTGGGAAGAAAATTTTTAATTTAAATAGATACAATTCAAGTTTTTTTTGTTGTTTAGATAAAAAATGAATGTATACTTTAAGTGTGCTATATAAAAAATCTAAAACCACCATTAAGTTTGTATATGAACATGAAGGACTAAATAATGATTACTTTTCTATTCCTCCAACAAAAATAGCGTATACAATTGACGGAGAATCAAGCATACACGAATGCATCACAGCTTTTGAAAATTTTTTACTTGGTTGTGGTTATCGTTTAAACAAAGGAGAAACAATTGATATTGTAGAGGATTTCAATAATGTCTAATTTTTCCTTTGATGACTATCAAGCTCTTTTTGAATTGGGGTTGTTTGATCAGGATCCTGCAGTAAAAGTTCTTGATGAATTTACTATATGTCCTACATCTTTGGCTGGACTAGTGACAGCATTGTTTGAAACGGTAATGAAATCTGTTCCGGATGAAGATCAAATTGAATACGAAGCTAAATTTAATTCTTCCCTTAAAATTTTAATGCAAGAACGCTTTAATTACGATATAACCATCAAATATCCTGATGATTGTGAAGAATAAAAGAATTTCATGGGAGGAATATGCCTTAAAGATTGCTAGTGTTGCTTCCGAGCGTTCCGAAGATCCTAGAACAAAAGTGGGTTGTTGTCTTTTGCGGCACGATCACACTATAGCAAGTTTAGGGTATAACGGAGCTCCTTCTGGCGTTGAGATTGATTGGGAGAACAGAGAGGAAAAACACAAACGAGTCATACATGCAGAAATTAATGCGCTAAGAATGATTAAGTCTGGGGAATGTTATATAGCCGCTATAACACATACACCTTGTAATGATTGTTTAAAATCATTAGCAGCATATGGGATAAAAAAAGTTGTATATAAAGTCACGTACGCCTCTGCGGAAAATTATAATCCGCATGTGATAGCAAAAGATTTTGGAATAGAGTTAGTTCAATTATTTTAGTTATATTTAATTTTTTTTTTAATTTAATGAAATTAATTGCAAGCAAGTCTTATTTTAAGCGTCTTGAAGACATTGCTCTTTCGTTAATTGATTGGAGCGATCCAATTCGTTGCAGGCATTTTTCTTTTATTCTTAACAAGAAAAAAATTGTAGCTATTGGAATAAACCAACAAAAAACTCATCCAACACATCTAAAAAATAGAAAAGTATCATTAAGAACCGGAGAAGATTTTTCGGATCAAAAACATACTTGTAGCGAATTTAGCGCCATTATTAAACTCAAAAATTTGACTAATATAGATACAAAAAAATGTACTTTGGTTAATTTGAGATATGACAGAAACAAAAAACTCGCATTAGCATCTCCGTGTATGTCATGCATAAGTTTGCTTAAATATCACGAGTTTAAAAAAATAATTTGGACAGACAACAGCGGAAATTATGTTAATGAATAAATACTAATATGGTCCGTTTTGCTGATTTTTATAAAATATTAACAGAAGCTAAATTTAGAACTTTGTCGAAAAATATTGCTTCTCAAGCAGATCATATTGCTAATCTATATTTAGATTTTATAAAACAATTAACTCCTAAAATAGAAAAAGCACTTTTGAGTCAACCATTAAATCCGTTTTGGCGAGATTATTTTAAATTAAACAAAAACAACGTGCAATTTTTATTCAAGCTAACTCAATCTAAATTCAAAGATTTAGAAACAAACAAAATGGTGACATATAATGTATATGTTGCGTTTGGGGAGGATAGTAACGATTATGCTATTTGTGACACAGAATACAAAATAATTGTAATATACGACAATGCCTGTAGATCGTTATCAAAAGAAAAACTTGCAACAATCATTGTTCATGAAATTACTCACGGCTTTCAACAATACAAACATTACACAAAAAAATATCAAAACTTAAAGACGCAAAAATCCGCAAAAGCTCAAAAAAAAGCTAGTACCTTGTATCACAAAGAACCAGTTGAATTTGATGCTTTTACTACAGAACTTTCGTATGCAATTAGAAAAGAACATCAGCGAATTAAAAGCAATATCATTAATTCTAAATTACCCGAAACTAAAAAATTGATGGAAAAAAAGCTAGAAAAATTTTTGCTAGAGTTAAAACTTTTTATTCAATCTCCTCTAGATACATATTTTGTACACAAAGAACTTTCTTTGCCATCCAGTTTAAGTGGTTTTGAAGATCTGTTAGAAAGCATACAACAAGACCCAAAATTGTGGAAATCGTTTAAAACAAAAATGGTAAACTTATACAACGAGTTGATAACACCTTAATGTTGTTTAATTAATAATAATGAATGGTCCATCTATAATAGACAAAATAGGCTGGTTTATTCTTTTGTGTGGAATGCTTATTACGCTAGCTCATAGTGTAATAAAAATAATTTATGTATTATAACAAGCAATGAATATTTTAATAACAGGTGGTCATGGTTTTATTGGGAGCAATTTTATTAAGAATGTAATTGATAATCCTAACGTCAATTGCATTGTAAACGTCGATTGTCCGTCACGTCTTTCGTCAGCTGCCGATTTAAAAAATGTAAGCTCTTTTAACTTACATCCAAAATATAATTTTTATGATTTATGGTTAGAAACGATTTCAGGTTCAATTAAAGGTGGGTCATTTAGACAAATTTTAAAAAAGCATGAAATCACTCACATTATTCACTTTGCTGCTGAAACGCATGTTGATAATTCCATTTTTGATCCAGCAAGATTTATTCAATCTAATATAGTAGGAACTTTTAATTTGTTGGAATTTGTAAGGGAATTTCCACATATTCGCTTTCATCATATTTCTACCGACGAAGTTTATGGAAGTTTAGGAGAGACAGGTAAATTTACAGAAACTACTCCATACGCTCCAAACTCTCCATACTCTGCATCCAAAGCATCAAGCGATATGTTAGTTAGAGCGTATTTTCATACATATAAGCTGTTTGTAACTATTTCTAACTGTTCGAACAACTATGGACCAAACCAACATAAAGAAAAATTTATTCCTGTTGTTATCAATTCCATTTTAAATAATAAAAAAATTCCAGTTTACGGTACAGGAACCAATGTCAGAGATTGGATTTATGTAGATGATCACTGTGATGCTATTTGGACAATTGTAACGCAAGGTATGATTGGAGAAACATATAATGCTGGAGGAGATTGCGAAAAAACTAATCTACAAATTATTAGAGACATATGTGATGTCATGGAGGTTAATCCAAATAACTATATTTCTTTTGTAGAGGACCGTAAGGGACATGATTTTCGGTATGCTATTGATAATTTTAAAATAAATACTAATCTCGGCTGGAAACCAAAAATTTCTTTTTCCGAGGGAATTAAAAAAACCGTGGATTTTTACATTAACAAATTATGAACATCGATCAAATTATTGAACAAATTGGAACAGCTTTAGAAAATTTTGAATTTAGCACAATTTCAGAAGAAATTAAAGTGTCCGCACTAAACGAAGCAAACCAAATTTTGTATCCATTAAAAGAGCAAGGAGTAATTGAAGACTATCAATTTGCTGTTAGTTCTATTGGAAATATTATTGATGTATCAGTTTTTATTAAAGAGTTACCTGACCAAGAATTTAGTCGTTGGGATTTGACTATTACAAACCAAAGTTGACATTCACAGCTTAGTGTAGTATATTTAAGTTTGGGCCAAACTTAAATATTATGGAAAACATTATCAAAGAAATTACAGAATTAACAAAAGAGTGGTATTTTTTAATTGGACCTGGACACCACAAAGATAAAGATTGTCATTGGTATGTAGAGACAAAATGGAGTTACGGCCATCCTCCAACATATACAGTTCGACATTGGGGGTATATTCTAGATTATCTTGAAAAAGAATACAGTTCATATGAAGAGGCGCTTGTTGGATTAAAAGACATGTTGATAGGATACATAAAACAAGAAAAGAAAGACCAAGAAGAGGCCCGTGGAGAAGATGGATGGTAATATGAAAACATTAAACAAAGAAACCCCAATTTTATTTCTAGGAGATCATCATGGGGAATGGGATCTTGTTTTTAATATTATAATATCTAAAAAAATAGACAATTGTTACATTATTTGTGTTGGAGATGGTGGAGAGGGATTTATTCATAAAGAAAAACAACTAAGACAGTTTGAACTTTTAAATAATCGTTTTAAAAAATATAACATAGAATACAAAAGCATAAGAGGAAATCACTCAGATCCATCTTATTTTCAAGGACTTGATAGAGTTTCTTTGAGTAACTTTGAACTGATTGAAGATTACACAATAGCCGAATATAATGGTAAAAAAATTCAATTCATTGGTGGTGCTGTTTCTATTGATAGAACATCTAGAACCGAAGGACGTTCTTATTGGAAAGGAGAAGCTGTTAATTTTGAAAAAGACAAGTGCGAAAAAGTAGATATTCTGGTAACTCATACTGCTCCTTCTTGGTGCTTTCCGCAACAGTTTAATGAAAGGGTTTATGGTTGGGCAAGAGAAGATGCTTATTTACTAGAAGATCTAACCGAAGAACGAGCAATTATGGATGAAATTTGTAAACTTTGTAAACCAAGAACTCATCTATACGGACACTTTCATAGTTCTTGGACCGAAAGAGTAAATGGCTGTGTGCATAAACTTTTGGATATTAATGAAATTTGGGAGAATTCTTCTTATGATTCTTAAAAGAATAAGTAACATAATGGAGGAAGCAGTTACAACTACAGAATTTTCATTCTATAATTCTTCTTTATATAAAGAATTCTTAGAAGAAAAAGAGGAAATTTTAAAGCATAAATGGCTAGAGAGCGAAAAAAAGGGATATGATATTGGGTATAGCGCTGCTCTAATCGATTGGATTTTAAAACACAGAAGCGACTGGAGAAAATATAAAAACGATGAAAAATAGAACAAAAAAGGCCTTAGCAGTAGCAATATTTTTTCTAGCATCAATTTGTTATTTTTGGTTGATGTTTTTTGCAAAGTAGTATAGTATTATTAGATGAAGGTTAGTCTTCCTACAAAAGAGGAATTTTGCGTTAGAGATTGCGTTATTGCAAATACCGCTTGCAAATTAGTTTTCCCTTTTAAAATTGACGTCAAATGGAACGAGCAAAATAAAATATTTCGCTCATCTATTTGGACAAATGACGGAGAGCTTGTCAGCGGATCATTTAAAAAATTTACAAATCTTGGTGAACAACCAGAATTTGAACCGCTTGATATCGACTCCGACATTGAATTTATCCACAAGTTAGATGGATCAACTCTGATTGTTTCAAAGTTTAAAAGAGAGCTAATTGTTAGAACAAGAGGAACACACGATGCAACTATTTTGGATAATGGCGACGAGATTCCTTTTTTAAAACAAAAATATCCTTTGGTTTTTGATAATAGCCTTTTGAATAGCGAGCAATATTCAATTGTTTGCGAATGGTATTCACCAAGAAATGTTATAGTTGAAAGAGAAGCAGAAGAACCAACTCTTTGGCTTACTGGAGTAATAAAGCATGAAGACTATTCTTATCTACCTCAAAAACAATTAGATAGTCTTGCCTCGGAATGGAAATTAGAAAGACCACTTCGATATCACTTTAATTCACTATCCTCAATGATTGAATCTGTCAATCAATGGAAGAAAGGAGAAGGGATTGTCATTTATGGCAATAACGGACAGGTACTCAAGAAAACCAAATCTGATCGTTATCTTCTTCTGCACAAGATTAAATCACAATTAAATTCTACTAAAAACCTTATTGAATTTTATATAGAAAAAGAAATGCCCTCCGCAGAAGATTTTTATAAAATAATTGAAACTGATTTTGATTATGAAATTGCTTTTCAATTAAAAGATGAGATTAAAAAAATTTGTGAAGCGGGGGAAAAATCAAAAAAATATATTGATTATGTTCTAGAAGTAGTGCATGATATCAGAAAAGTGGAAACCAGAAAAGAACAAGCACTAATGATTAAAGGAAATTTTAAAGAAAATTCCTCATTTGTATTTTCTGTTTTAGATGGTAAAATAATAACAAAAGAACAGTGGGCAAAACTTATAAATCAAAATTATGAAAGCCAAAGAACTAATTGAAGTATTACAAAAACTAGATCCAGAAACACTCATACTTGTAGATGGTTATGAAGCAGATTACGATACCCCTGAAGAAGCTGTAGAAACAATAGTGTGCGAACAACATACCGAATGGCATTATGGTGATTATCAAATTTGCCAGAAAGAAGATCCGGCCGCGATAAAAGCAATTCTATTGTCGCGTTAAACGTATGAATATTAATTTTGAAATACCTGATATTGAAATAATTAGCGAAAAAAAATGCACAGAACTTGGAATACAACAATCGTCCAGATTTACAATGAAACATACTGAAACCTTTATGAGCAAGGTTGAAGAATATGTTTTGCTTTTAGGATTGCACTGTCCCAATATGTATCCTATATTTACCTCCCTTTTGGTAGAAGGAAAGATAGAAGTGCAATTTAAAAACTATATTGAGAGATTGGTTTTAGTACAGCGCCTGGAAAACATTAACATCAGAAATGCTTTTGAAATTTTCGAAAAAACTAAAGAAGTAATAGCATGGAGAATGAATCATCCAGAAACTTCTTCAGAACACACGCAACGGATTATAATCCAAAATAGAAGAAACTTATGAAAATAAAAAACACACTATTAGCACTAATTGGAGCTAGCTTGATGTCTTGCTCTAACACACCAAAGAATACAGAAGCTTGGATGGCAAACCAAAAAAATGCCTGCCTTCCGACAGCAATTGCGTTTAGGGAAGGTTTGAGAAAATATGATGTATGGTCGGAGGTTTTGAGATACGAATGGATTGACGCGAAAACCAAAAAAGCAAAAGGTCATGCTATAGTTGCTTATATGTACCCAAAAGGAAAAAACCAGCTATGGACTTACGATTTTTGGGGCAGTTATAGGGTCAGGGCTTTTAAAGATGACCCATTACAAATAGCCAGAGAAGCCGTAAAAGTTCGTTACGAAGATAGAGACGTTTACCTTGCAGAATTTATAAAATAATTTATGTATTTTAATTTTTTAATAAGAAACTTTTGCAAACCAAGAAAAAAATTTAAAAAGTATTTTTCCTTTTACAAACAGCTTTCCAAATACAAAAATGTAGAATTTGAAACGTGTTACTCAGGATACAGCATTTTTCAATTTGAGTTAGATTTTTGTCCAATTGCAAAAGATCATGGCGGTTTAAGTTTAACTTTAAATTTTTTGGGATTTGAAGCAGGCCTGAGAATTTATGATTCCAGACATTGGGATTATAAAAATTGGTCTTGGGAAGAATGATATTGACATAGTTGTAAAATATATTAATATTAGAAGTATGGATAAAGAAATTGAATTAGAACTTGTAAAAAAATACCCTAAAATTCTTAGAGATTATAAAGGTGATCCAATGCAAACATGCATGGCATGGGGTGTGGATACGGAACGCGGGTGGTACGATCTTCTCGACAAGTGCATGGAGAAACTTCAATACTTTTGTGATTTTTGTACAAAAAATGGTAATCCAATTCAAGTTGTAGCAACAACCATCAAGGAGAAGTATGGAACGCTCAGTTTTTATTATAGTGGAGAAGGTGGAACAAAAATAGATTGGGATATCATCGACGATATTATTTCTCAAACAGAAAGGCATTCTGCTCAAGTTTGTGAAGTTTCTGGAGAATATGGTCTTCTTTGTTCAAAAGGAGGTTGGTATAAGACTCTTTGTTATGAAGAAGCAAGAAAACTAGGATATAAAGCTTGCGACGAATCAACCGAAGCTTATTGGAAAGAAAAAGACGCAAAAGGAGAAAAAAATGACGACCACGAAGAACTTGGAACAGCTTGAAGAGTTTGCATTTTATGAAAGCGGATTATCCGTCGACGGATGTTTGCAAAAATTAGATTCTTATACACTTGAAGCCATTGAAAGATATGGTAGAATTCTTGTACAAAAACAAAAAGAAAACTTTATAGAAGGATTTCAAGGAACTTGTTATTGCTGTGAACCCGTGGGCATTCTTAATCAAAAACTTGAAGAAGCAGCAAGAAAACTTTACGGAGTGGTTCTCCATTTAAACGCAGTAGCACAAGATAAACCAATCGTAGTTGTTGGAGAAAGCCTATACAACGAAACAGTAGATGCTATTAAAGCATATGAAGATTATGAATCAAATTTTTGAAAAAATTTTATTCTTTCTGATTGTAGTTGTGATGCTATTATCGGCTTGTTTTTTTAATTATTATATACAAACACAAAGCAATTTAGATATGGAGGAACTAAATGAAATGGTTGAAAAGGAAATACAAGAAACTCATGGAAAAAACTAAATACAAATTCGTAGAAACTACGGGATGTACGGCATTTAATTTTACAGTAAACGGCAAGCAATTTTTGGAAGTTTCAGATCAAGAGTATGACGAAATGCTAGATTATATTTTTGTAAAAATTAAAGAAGGCATCAATGAACAAACAATTCCTCTAGAAGAAGTTGTAAAATTGTTTCAGTATGATGATTATGAACATGATCCAGAGCCTTGCGGCCAATGTTTCGACACGATTTCGACAACAACTTGGAACATATGATTAAAGAACTAATATACCAAATATCTGGCTTGCTAATGACATTTTGTTACTTGTTTTGCACAATACCTCAAATTATTAAAACAATTAAAACAAAATCAGCCAAAGATATATCAGTTGGTTCTTTGGGCTTGGTAGTTTCGGGTCATATATTTTCTATTGTATATGCAACATTTGGGAGCAATAATATTTGGGTTTTTATTTGTGCGTTGGGCGGTCTTTTATTGACAACTACTATGTTAATTCTTTGGAACAAATACGGAAAATAATATTATGATTTTAGCACTATCTGATCTACATTTAGGTAGCCCAATCTGTCAAGCAAGTTTGACTCTACATCTATTAGAAAACGAAAAATACGATACTCTAATAATATGCGGAGACTTGTTAGATAGTTACAATATTCACAGACTTTGCAAAACACAATGGAAAGTTCTTTCGGCTTTAAGAAAAATTTCAAAAAATAAAAAATGTATTTTTATTAAAGGTAATCACGATAAGGATTTAGAGACAATTTCGGCTCTCCTAGGCTTTGAATTTGTGGACGAATACATTCAGGAAATTAATAGAAAAAAAATTCTTTTCACTCACGGAGACAAGTTTGATTTTTTTATTACCGCTAGACCATTTCTAACTGAACTTGCTTCTGGTGTATACTATCTTCTGCAAAAGTTAGACAAGAAACAAAAACTTACAAGAAAGCTTAAAACCAAGATTAAAACCTGGCACGGCGCGGCGCACGACTTAACCGTTCGAATTGCT